TGAGAAAGTTCCGTGCGGCGAATGCAACGGGAGCGGCTACACGAATGGACCTTGCGAGGACTGCAACGGCAAGGGCTACGACTGGGAACCCATCGGCACCCCTGCGGCCACCACGGCAAGCGCGAGCGGGGAAGTGCAGCGATTCGACTGGACTCCTACCGGCATGTCCTTGGAAGAAAACGGCTTATATACCGTGTACCCAGCCCCAGCACCCAGCCGGGATGCTGCGGCAGCGCTGCAAAAGCTGTGCGATCAGATCGATAGCATGAGGCGCACGATGTTTCTTCGGCCCGGCACCGGCCAGAATTATTCGTATCTGGTGCACGAGGACGTGGCCGCCTACATCGAGGAGGCCCGCGCAGCCCTCGCCCGCGCACCGCTGCCCGCTCAAGGTGAGGCGGACGGGCACTACACGCACGGCGACGTGACGAAGGCACACGCTCAAGGCTATGAGCTTGGGTTGAGGCAGAAAGATCGAGTACTGCCCGCTCAAGAGGGCGAGCAGGAAGGTATTCGAGGCCCGCTGACTGATGCGCAGCGCGACGAGTGCCGCACGTTGTACAACAACCTCAAGCATCTGCAATCGGGCGGCTATTACGTGGCGGACGACGTGATCCGAACGGCCGCCGGCTACGGTTACATGAACGGGTATCGCGACTTCGCCGCTCCAGCGCAAGCAGGCGAAGCGCGGGATGCCGAGCTGCTGAACTGGCTCAACGAGCAGCCCGTCGACGTCATCTATCTGGACGACCACACCCTGATCGATGTGCGGGGCAACGACGTGCGCACGGCAATTCGCGCCGCCATGTCCGCATCCCAAGGCAAGACCGATGCCTCGTAACTACCACACAGCCAAGGCTGACATCATCCAGGCGATGCCGGGCACGACTGGCCAGCTGGTGGAGAAATCCGGCTGGCACCACGACACCGTGGCCAGGTGGGTGCGTCGAATGCGAAAGACAGGCGAATGCCGCATTGTGGACTGGCGCAGGCCGAACAGGACGGGGAACTTCGTGCCCGTGTACGGCGCGGGGCCAGGCGCGGATGCGGTCTGCACGCTGAAGCCCCTGACAAACAGCGAGGACTGGCACCTGGCGAAAAAACGATACGGCATGGAAACGCTGCGCAAGAAGGAACGGGCCAGGCACTGGGCGCTGAAGGCCAGGCGCGGCGAGACGACAGACCCGCTGATGGCGGCACTATTTGATCGAACAACTGAAAGGCAACATGAAAACAAGTGAACTGACGGGTGCGCTGCTGGATTACTGGGTGGCGCGGGCGGAAGGCGAGAGCGCAGAAATTCAAACCTACGGCGATAAGGATATGTGCGTCATCTTCTGCCGCGAATTCTCGCCATCCACCGACTGGGCGCAGGGCGGGCCGATTATTGAGCGGGAGCGCATCCAGCTGGAGTTCCACCAGTGGCACAAGGCAGCGCCCTGGTGCGCACTGAAGCACAGCAATGCCCCGAGTTATGACGAGCGTGGCCCCACCCCGCTGGTGGCCGCCATGCGCGCCTACGTGGCCAGCAAGTTCGGGGATGAAGTGCAGGATGACGGCCAAAACTGAATTTTTCTGTTCCAGCTGCAGGCGCACGAAACCGATTGCGCTGCTGTCGCCGGCCTGCAGCGACCCGAGCAGGGCCAGATGCACAGCTTGCCAGGCCGCACCTTCCAAGCGACCGCGCAGGGTACACCGGACATGCCAGGATGCCGATTTCATAGCCAAACGCTTCGGATGACCACCACAAACCGCCTACGGGCGGTTTTTTTCGCCATCAGTGACCAGCGATGACAACCCGTTACAACACTTGGTCAGCGCTAAGTCCTTGATTTGTCTAGTGAATGACTAAGTGACTAAGATGACTAGATATATAAATATAATACATACCTATATAAACAGCCCCAACGCGATAGCCCGTATACTTTAATGAACCTGTGGTCACGCTGGTCACTTGGTCATTCAGTCAGTCATCGACACGTTGTAAAACTTTCCTGAACGTAGCTATTTCCGGGCGGATATATTACAATGAGGCATCGAATGTTTAGGATGCCGCCATGAGTCTGCCCAATACTGTTCAGGAAATAGCCGACGTTATTGGGCGTGAACAGGCGTTATACCTGATCGGACAATTGCCACGCTGCTACACGCCGGATGCACGATACCCGGCAGCACGGAAATCCACCGTCATCATGTACGCGCCCAAGCGCCTGGAGCCGAACCACGACCTGGTGCGCATCCTGGGATGGCGTGATGCGTCACGGCTGGCACGGGAATTCGCCGGCATGCTGATCCATCCGCCAAGCTGTGCGGACCTGCTGCGCGAGCATCGCGACAGGAACATTGCCCGCCTGGCAGCTGATGGCATGACGACTGCCATGCTGGCCGAGTGGTTCGACGTGGATGTGACCCATGTGCGCCGCGTCATCCGCGCCACAGCGGGAAACCCACCACGAGAACGGCGCGCAGCGAACAACGATAATCGGCCGATCCAATCCGACCGACGTAAGGCGCTCGCCACCGCATGAATTCAGACGAAATCCAAAATCAAACCGCCAAGGTTGTCAGCGCATGGGCGCTGATCGGCATCACCAGCTGGGCGGATGCAGCCAGTTTCGCAGCGTTCTTGTATTCGGCAATGCTGATCCTCGAATGGCTGTGGAAGCGCATCTTCAAGCCGCTGGCTGTGGCCCGTGGCTGGGTGAAGGCGACGCCCGATGCAGCCGAATAAGCGCGGCCTGGTGGCGATCCTGGGTGCTGCGGCGGCTGGTGTGCTGATGGCCATGGTTCCGGCCAACGAAGGCACCGTGTTGCGGACGTACAAAGACCTGGGCGGCGTGCTGACGTACTGCACCGGGGCGACGGAAAACGCGCAGTGGGGCAAGACGTACACCCCTGGCGAGTGTGCCGCGCAGCTGGATCGCGATCTGGCCAGGCATGCCGAAGGCGTCATGGGCTGCGTGCATGTGCCGCTGACGGATGGGCAGAAAGTGGCTTTCACCGACACCGCTTTTAACATTGGTGTGTCGGCGTTTTGCAACAGCAGCATGGCACGCAAGGCGAACGCTGGCGATATGGCCGGCGCGTGCGCTGCGCTGTCGCTGTGGGTGAATGTGAATGGGCGGCCTGTTGCTGGGCTGGTGAAGCGTCGTCAAACGGCGCGGGCGTTTTGTGAAGGGAAGAAGCCTGTATGAAGAATTTGCTGAACTTGATTTATATCACTAAGGCCGCCGCCATTGCCGGCGGACTGACTCACGAAGGGACGCTGTTCGGCGTGCCGGCCTGGTTTGCAGGTGAAGGCGACGAAATCGCCATGGCCACGCCAAAAGCGCCGATCCTGCATCTGTGGTGCAGGTTCGCCGACTTCGCGTTCGAAATCGCATCGCACTTCACGCCTGCGGATCGCGTTCTGGTTTCGCCGATCCACGTCACGCACCGCATCGCATGAGCATCCAGACCACCGCCATCGCCGTGGGCATCGCGGCCCTGGTCATCACGGCCAGCCATGGACTGGCCTATCACGCTGGCAAGGTGGCTGGCGACACGGCGCACCAGGCTGAACTGACCCGCATCAACCTGACCTGGGCCAAGGCGCTTGCAGATCAGCAATCCAAGGCCCGCCAGCAAGAACAGGACAAGGCGGCCGAACTGGCGGCCATTGCCGACAAACACCAGCAGGACATCGCCAATCGTGAAGCCATTTCAAACCGCACTATCGCTGACCTGCGCGCTGGCACTATCCGGCTGCGCAGCGACATTGCCGCCAATGAGTTCGCCGCCAGTGTCCGTCTGCCCAGTGCTGCCGCCGGCACCGGCCAGCGTGATGCAGCCAAGGGCGTCGGACTTCGGATCGCGGATGCAGAATTTCTTATTCGAACCGCAGGCGAAGCCGACCAAGTAGCGGACCAGCTGCGGGCCTGCCAGGCTGTGGTCAGGGCGGATCGTTCGGGACGGTCTGAGCCATGATGCAGAAACAGATTAACCCGCCGCCTGCGTACAAGCGTCCGCCAGCGCCGCCACCGCCACCGCCGCCACCAACCCGCATATTCTGCGGCTGGTGCGGGCCATTCATTGAAGGCCAGCCGCACAACGGTTTCCTGTGCCGACTCATGGGGCGCAATCCATGACTTGCCCCATGAACCGCCTGCTGGTGGGCATCGTCGCCATCCTGGCCATCGCATACGTGGTGGCAATCGTGCTGTGCCTGGTCGAGCGTCGCCGCCAGGTGCGCCGCATGCACGAGGCAAGGGCGGACTTCGGCGTGCTGGGTGGCCAGCGATTCACGCGCTGCAACACATGCGGGCATGTGCGCCATGGATAAGTACCCCGTGCCCGTGTTCATCCCACCCGAGGGCGCACCCACATCCCTGGAGCGCATGCCCAGGGGCAAGCCACGCAGCATCCCTGACCACATCGCCGCAGCCATCCGCTGGGACTATGAACATGGGCTGATGGCTATCGATGCCCTGGCTGCGAAGTGGCGCGAGCACGCGAGCCGTTCGACCGTGAAGCGCATTGCATATGGCGAGATATATCGCGATGTGCAGGCCGCGCAGGGCGACGAGCCGCCTACCACATGAATGCAGGCCATGTCAATGCAATGTGTTGCGTGTACGCCACATTTCGTCAAAAATACAACACTTTTGGGTCCTTCCTGCCGCCCAGGGCCTGCGGGGGGCAATCGCCCGCAGGGATTCATATCTGGGTGGGTTCTAAAACCCTAAATTATCATTACTCAAAGTAATAAGCCATGGGCGTAAAACTGAACCGGGCCGGTCTGGCCGAGCACCTGGGCGTGTCCCTTCCGACCATTGACCGCTGGGGCAAAGAGGGCATGCCCGTGGTCCAGCGCGGCAGCCGTGGCGTGGAATGGGTTTTCGACCTGGCGGAAGTAATACGCTGGCGTGTTGACCGCGCCGCTAAGGACGCGGCAGCCGATGCACCCGACGGCCTGGAAGAAATCGAAAAGCGCACCGCCGCCGCCAAGATGCTGAAGGCGGAACTTGAACTGGCCCAGGCCCGTGGCGATGTCGCGCCCATCCGCGAGTTCGAACGCGCCCAGGCCAAGGCGTTCGCCGAGGTCCGCGCCAACGTCATGAACGTGCCGCAGCGCGTGGTCATCCAGCTGCTGGGCGAGACGAACGAAACGCGGTTCAAGGAAGTGCTGCGGGGCGAACTGACCCTGGCACTGCAGGCGGCTGCTGAAGCTGACCTGACCCTGGCGGACGAAGGCGACGACGAAGAATGACCGCCACCGCCGCCGAAACCTTCAGCAACGCGGACGCCGTGCTGGCCGCGATCCGCCGGGCCGCCGTGAACCTGATCCCGCCGGCCGACATCCTGCCGTCCCACTGGGCGGAAAAGAACGTGCGCATCCCGGTCGGCAACGCGATCCCAGGTCCGATTTCGTTCCTGAACGCGCCGTACCAGCGCGGCATGCTGGATGTCATCAAGGAACCCGGCATCCGCCGCGTGTCGTACATGACCGGCGCGCAGCTGGGCAAGACGACCATCCAGCAGTGCATCACGGGGTATTTCATAGCGCACGAGCCGCGCAGCCAGATTTTCGTTCAACCGACGCAGGGCGACATCCAGACGTTCCTGGAAACGAAGCTGCGGCCGATGCTGGACGCGAACCCGGCGATTTCCGACAAGATGGCGAAGCAGCGGGGCCGCGAGGGCGTCAACAACAGCCGCATCATCAGCTACGTGGGCGGCTGGCTGATGTTCAGCTGGGCAGGCTCGCCGAAGACCCTGCGCGGCCGATCCGCCCCGATCACCCAAGCCGACGAAATCGACGGCATGGACGCGACGCCCGAAGGCGATCCGGTCGAACTGCTGGCCCAGCGCGCCGCGACGTTCGGCGACCAGGCCATCCGCACCGAGTCCAGCACGCCGACAATCAAGGGCGAAAGCCGGATTGAAACCGGGTTCGATGAGGGCGACCAGCGCCGGTACTATGTGCCGTGCCCAGATTGCGACGAACCGCAGTGGCTGAAGTGGTCCCAGGTGCGCTGGACCGGGCGGCGCTCGACCAGCATCAAGGAAGCCGAACTGGACGTGGGCCAGGACCACCAGCCGGACACCGCCGTCTACGTGTGCGAGCACTGTGGCAGCTGCTGGGACGACGGCCAGCGCATCGCGGCGATCCGCACGGCCGAAGCCAAGGGCCACGGCTGGAAGGCGCACAAGCCGTTCCGTGGTCACGCATCGTTCCACGCGCCTGAAATGCTTTCCACGTTCCGCCGGCTGGCCGCCATCGTCCAGTCGTATCTGGACAAGCTAGCCCTGGACGACATCCAGTCGTTCCAGAACGTCAGCCTGGGCGAAACGTACGAAGAAATCGGCGAGAAGGCCGACCCCACGACCCTGAAGGCGCGCGCGCAGATCGAGGTATGGCCCGTCGCCGTGCCAGCTGGCGGCCTGTTCCTGACGGCCGGCATCGACATGCAGAACGACCGCCTGGAAGTCGAAATCGTGGCCTGGGGACTGGGCGAGGAATCCTGGTCGGTGGAATACCGCGTGCTGTGGGGTGACACGCTGCAGGCCGACGTGTGGGAAGACCTGGAAGACATGCTGGCCGAAACCTGGCTGCACGAGTCCGGCGCGCAGCTGACCATCGGCGGCGCGCTGCTGGACACAGGCGGCACGGCTGGCCACACCCAGCGGGCCTACGAATTCGCCAAGGGCAAGACGGGCCGCAGGCTGTTCGCCGGCAAGGGCATGGGCGGCTGGGGCATGCCCGTGGTTACGGCCCCGCAGCGCAAGCAGTCCGGCAAGAACGCGCGCAAGGTGGACCTGTTCGTGGTCGGCGTGGACGAAGCGAAGCTGATCGTGATGCGCCGCCTGGCCAAAAACGAGTTCGGGCCGGGCTACTGCCACGTTCCAGCCGACCGCGAGGACGAATGGTTCAAGCAGATCACGGCCGAAAAGCTGCTGACGAAGTACCTGAAGGGCCAGCCGAAGCGGGAATGGACGAAACCGGACAAGGCCCGAAATGAAGCCCTGGACTGCCGGGTTTATGCCTATGCGGCCCTGAAAATCATGAATCCGTCGTTCAAACGGCTGGCCGAGCGCCTAAAAGTGCCAGAAATCGTGAAATTTGAGCCGAAAACGGAGGAAAAACAGCCTGAAATCGAGGAAAAACGGCCTGAATTCACGCCGAAAACCCCTGTAAAACGGTCGGCCGCAGCTGCCCAGCCGCTGCCGGCGGGAAACCCACCACAAGATGCAAAGCCCGCCCCGGCGGAAACTAAGCCCATTAAACGGTCCACCAAGGCACGAAAACAGGGTGGATGGGTGCATTCTTGGCGATAGGGCGACGTGAATTCGATTCTTCCGGGCAGTTTTTCTGCGGGACTGACATTTGAAGCCACCGCGACATCGACCGCGTACCCGGCTGCAGCAGGCTGGGTGTTCACGGCGATGTTGCGGGGGCCGTCCGCTATCGACCTGACCGGCACGACCGCCGGCAACCAACACATCATCGTCGCGACCGCATCGGAAACGGCTGCCTGGCCGCCTGGCGACTACGCCTACACGGTGCGCGCCAAGAACGGCCCCGACGTGGCCGAGGTCGAAGCCGGTTACATCACCATCAAGCCGGACATGGCCAGCCTGCAGGCTGGTTCGGAAATCCGCACGCACGCCGCCATCGTCCTGGCGAACATCGAAGCCGTGCTGGAAAAGCGCGCGACCCAGGACCAGCAGCGCTACACGATCAACAACCGCGAACTGTGGCGCACGCCCATCGCTGACCTGCTGCTGCTGCGGAACACGTACCGCACTATCGTGGCGCAGGAACAGCGCAAGGCGCGCGGCCAGTCGGCCTATGGCCGCAGCGTCCGCGTTCGCTTCGTCTGCCCGACATGAACCTGAAATTCTGGAAGCGGCAGCCAGCCGAAAAACAGCCGCGCCGGTTCGCCAACGCGCGCGCCGCGCTGCGAATGTTCGACAGCGCGAAATCCGACCGCCTGACCGCCGACTGGGGTTCGCACCCGGTCCCGGCTGAAACAATCATCCGGCTGCACCAGCGCATCCTGGTCGCCCGCTCGCGCGAGCAATGCGCGAACAACGACTACGCCCGCAAGTTCCTGGCCCTGTGCCGGACGAACATCGTCGGGCCGCAGGGCGTGACGCTGCACGGTGAAGTGAAGCTGAAGGACGGAACCCTGGACGCCGAGTCCAACCGGGCCATCGAAGCCGCGTTCGCCGACTGGGGCCACAGGGAAACCGCCGACATCGCTGGGAAGAACAGCTGGCGCGCCATCCAGGCCGCCGCCGTCGTCAGCGCGGCCAAGGACGGCGAATTCATGTTTCGGAAAATCTACGGGAAGAAAGCCGGCAAGTACGGTTTCGCCCTGCAGATGTTGGACCCGCAGCGCTGCCCTATCGACCTGGACCGTTACGACCTGGAAGGCGGGAATTTCATCCGTTCCGGCATCGAATACAACGAGTTCGGCCGACCGCAGGCGTTTTATTTCAACGTGGTGAAAGAGTCGAACGCGTTCTGGAACTACCAGTACGCCGGCAATTCATTTCACCGCATCCCCGCCGACGAAATCATCCATGGCTACCTGGAAGAAATCGTAGGCCAGAAGCGCGGCCTGCCGTGGATGGCCACGTCACTGTTCCGCATGAAGCAGCTGCAGGGCTTCGAAGACGCCGCCATCGTGAACGCGCGCATTGGCGCGGCCAAGATGGGCTTCCTGCAGTGGGAACCTGGCATGGGGCCGGCGGACGCCGACGACGAAGCGCCGGAAATCGAGGCCGAGGCGGGCACGTTCCACGAACTGCCAGCTGGCCTGACTATGAAGGAATTCAACCCGGCATACCCTGCCGGCGAGTTCGGCCCGTTCATGAAGCACGTCCTGCGGTCGTTCGCGGCCGGCGTCAGCGTGCCCTACAACGAACTGGCGGCCGACCTGGAAGGCGTGAACTTCAGTTCGATCCGCCAGGGCACGCTGGACAGCCGCGAGCACTGGAAGGAACTGCAGGAATGGCTGATCGAAAGCCTGATTCAGCCTGTGTTCGAATCCTGGCTGCCGGAAGCGCTGCTGCGCCGCCGGATCACGACCGAAGATGGCCTGGCCCTGCCGGCTGAGAAAATCGACCGCTACAAGGCCGTGTGCTGGCAGCCGCGCCGCTGGCAGTGGATCGACCCGCGCGCGGACGTGGACGGCGCTGTCGAGGCGATCAGCCACGGCCTGGCGTCGCCCAGCCAGATCATCCGCGAGCAGGGCCGCGACCCCCACGCCGTCCGCGTCGAAACCGCCCGCGACGTGCGCGCGATGATCGACGCCTACATGGCCGAGGGCATCGAAGAAAAGACGGCCACCGACCTGGTGCTGCTGGCGATGGGCAAGCCCGTGCCGCCGCCACCGAAACCCGCTGCTGAATCCACCCCGAAAGCTACCTGATGGACAAAATTGCGACCCGCCTGAAAGAGATCGCGGAGCGTGGCGGCCTGCGCCGCGACGCCACCGTGTCGAGCATCGACCAGGACGCCCGCACGATCGAACTGTCGTTTTCCAGCGAAACCGAAAAGGTCGAACGCTGGTACGGCATCGAAGTGCTGGGCCACGACGCTGGCGAAATTGATTTCAGCCGCCTGAACAACGGCGCACCGATCCTGTGGATGCACGACCTGCGCGACCAGCGCGGCGTCGTGGTCGAAGGGTCCGCCCGCATCGACGGCGACCGGATCGCGCGCTGCACGGCGCGGTTCAGCCGCAGCGAGGAAGGCGACAAGCTGTTCCAGGACATCGTGGACGGCATCACAACCAAGGTTTCCGTGGGCTACAGCGTCACCGGCATGCGCCTGGTGGAAGAGCGCGACGGCATCGACGTGTACCGCATCACCGCCTGGCAGCCCTACGAAGTCAGCATGGTCAGCGTGCCTGCCGATGACGACGTTGGCGTGGGCCGCAGTGCGGGAAACCCACCACAAGATGACCCCGCCAGCCCGGCGGATACTTCGTCAAAACCAGCAGTACCAGTTACCGTTAAGGACCATCGACACATGACCCCTGAAGAAATCGCAGCAAAGGAAGCGGCTGACCGCACTGCTGGCCAGAACGTTGAACGCGAGCGCGTTCGTAAGATCACCGAAATGGGCGAGAAGTTCGGCTATTCCGAACTGGCGCGCACCGCCCTGACCGACGGCAAGACCGTGGAAGACTTCCGCGAAATCCTGCTGGATGCGCAGAACAAGCGCGAGCAGCGCGCCCTGAACGATCAGTCCGCAGACGCGAACATCGGCCTGAGCGACAAGGAAGTGCGCCAGTTCTCGCTGCTGAAGGTCGTCCGCGCCCTGGTGGAGCCGACCGACAAGCGCGCCCAGGAAGACGCGGCGTACGAATTCGAAGCGTCCCGCGCCGCCGCCAAGAAAGCCGGCCGTGAAACCGAGCGTTTCATGATCCCGTCGGACGTGCTGACCCGCGCGATGAATTCTAATTCGTCGGGCGCGACCAACGCCGACACGGGCGGCTACAGCATCGCGAACACGATGCTGACCAGTTCGTTCATCGACATCCTGCGCAACAAGGCTGTGCTGTTCCAGCACGCCCGCGCGCTGGGCGGCCTGAAGGGCACCATCGACATCCCGCGCCAGACCGCAGCCGCACAGGGCTACTGGCTGGGCGAGGACGACGACGCGAGCGAAACCGGCATCGGCCTGGGCCAGATTTCGATGTCCGCCAAGACCGTCGCGGCGTTCAGCGAAATCACCCGCAAGCTGATGATGCAGTCGAGCCTGGATATCGAGGCCATGCTGCGCTACGACCTGGCGACCCAGCTGGCCCTGACCATCGACAAGGCCGGTTTCTACGGCACCGGCAGCGACCACCAGCCCCTGGGCCTGGCCAACCAGACCGGCATCAACGCCAAGGCGTTCGCCACCGCTGGTCAGCCGACCTACAAGGAACTGGTGGACATGGAAACGCAGATCGCGTTGTCCAACGCCGACGTGGACAGCATGGTCTACATCGCGAACGCCGGGTTCCGTGGCTACGCCAAGACCGCGCTGAAATTCCCGACTAGCTCCAGCGACGCGACCATCTGGGAGCCGGGCAAGACCGTCAACGGCTACAGCACCGACATCACCAACCAGATCGCGGCCGGCGATGTGTTCTTCGGCAACTTCGCGGACCTGCTGATCGGCATGTGGGGCGGCCTGGAACTGATGGTCGATCCGTACACCGGCAGCAAGAAGGGCCGCATCCGCCTGGTGGCCTTCCAGGACGTGGACGTGGCCGTGCGCCGCACCGCTTCGTTCACCCTGGGCCGCTAACGCGGGCTGACTGTCTGACGCAAATGGCCGCCCACCACGGCGGCCATTTTTCTAAGATCGAGGAAATTTCACCATGAAACAGAACGTTCACCTGGTCGTCACGTCGGCCTTCATGCTGGCCGGCGACATGGCCGTGGAAGGCGACATCGTGGAAGTCACGAACGCCGAGGCCCGCGACCTGCTGGACCGTGGCAAGGCCCGCCCGGCGACCGCCGAAGACGGCGTGGCCGACGAGCCGGAAGCGGATGCTGACGGCGAGCCGGAAGCCGATGCCGAGCCGGAAGCGCCGGCCAAGGCCAAGAAATAATTTCACCACCAAGGAATCCACCCCATGAACGCATTGCAAGTGAAACCGCTGGTCGTCCCGGCCCGCATCACCGCAACCACCAACGGCCCGGCAATCGACCTGCGCAGCTATGACGGCCGCGCGATGATCGCCCTGAATTCCGGCGCGACCGAAGGCGCGACGCAGACCCTGGACGTGAAAATCCAGCACAGCGCCGATGGCGCGACCGGCTGGACCGACGCCACCGTGTCGCCGGGCGGCGGCAACCTGGTGTTCGCCCAGGTCACGAACGCTGCCGCATCGTCGCAGGTCATCGAATTCATCACCAAAGACCTGAAGCGCTACATCCGCGCCGTGCAGACCCTGGGCGGCACGTCGCCGGCCGTGACCGCTGGCGTTTCGCTGATCGCGAAGGCGCAGGGCGTCTAAGCCATGAACCCGGCCTGGGACAACCTGGACGACTTCCTGCAGCTGGACGACTTCGCCGTCCCTGCGGTCGTCCAGTTCCAGGCCGGCGGCACGCGCGACATCAAGGGCGTGTTTGACGACCCGTCCCTGACCGCGAAGCTGGGCGGCTACGACCGCGACGACAACCAGGTGACGCTGACCGTGACGGCCAGCGACGCCGCCGGCGTCCGTCGCGGCGATGCCGTCACCGTGGCCGGCGCGACATACGACGTGCTGACCACGCCCAAGGCCGACGGCACCGGCATGGCCGCCATCATCCTGGCGGCGCAATGATCGACCTGGAGATTGACGGGCACCAGCTGGACCAGATGGTCCTGGACATGGCCGCCACGGAAGACCAGGCACGCCTAGCGTTGCGCAGCACGCTGAACAAGATGGCCGCATGGCTGCGCGTGCGATCGGTCAAAGGGCTGTCCAAGGAACTGCGCATGCAGCAGGCCATCATCCGCCGTCGCCTGCGCGCCGTGAAGTTCAAGCAGACGCCGGACGGCGGCGTGGCCAAGGTCTGGTACGGCCTGAACCCGGTCGATCTGATCTGGCTGAAAGCCAAGGAAACCGGGTCCGGCGTTTCAGCGCAGGGCGGCCGGTTCGTCAAGGGCGGTTTCATCGCAACGAAGCAGGTTTTCAAGAGAACCGGCGCGGCCCGGCTGCCAATCCAGAAGCAAAGCGACGCCATCGAAAAGCCCGCCGAAAAAACCATCGCCGCTGACGGCATCATGAGCGCCGAGTTTGAGCGGCAATTCTGGAAAACCTTCGAACACGAACTGAAATGGCGGACACGATAACCGAATGCGATCTGGACGCGCTGCACGCGGCCATGGAAGCCGCCATCGCGACGGCGTTCCCTGCGCTGAAGCGTGTTAGCTTCGATGAAATCGACCGCAACGACGTGCCGGTCCCGTGTTGTTTCCTTGACTGCGCCGACATGGATTCGGACCCCGACGCACACGACCCTGGCACCGAACAGCAGGCGCTTCTGGCCCGCTATGAGGCGCGATTCGTCGTCGGCATGCGCACGCCCAGGGCCAAGCAGGAAGCCCGCAAGCTGGCAACGGCGTTCGCCGCGTTCCTCCGTAAGCAGCTGCGCTGGCCGCCGGCGAAGTCCGGCCCGGCCCGAGTCATCGGCTGCTACCGCGACGACTTCCACCCGGTCCTGGACCAGTACGAAGTCTGGCGCGTCGAGTGGACCCACGTTCTGCACTTCGGCCAGTCCGTGTGGGCCGGCGAGGGGCCGCAGATCACGCAGGTGTTCCTGGGCACCGCGCCCGACATCGGCGTGCCGCACATCGATGACTACGTGAAGGTGTTCCCATGATCGGCGAACTGGATCGCCGCCTGGCGAACATCGTTCGCGTGGGCACCATCGCCGAACTGGACGAGGCCAACGCGCGCGCGAAAGTGGACCTGGGCGACATCACCACCGACTGGCTGCCGTGGGGCACGACCCGCGCAGGCGGCGACCGCAGCTGGTCGGCGCACGAGGTCGGCGAACAGGTCATCGTCCTGGCCCCGTCGGGCGAACTGGCCGCAGCCGCCATCATGGGCGCGATCCCGCAGGACACGCACCCAGCGCCGGCCAACAGCAAGGACCGCACCCGCTACCAGTGGAGCGATGGCGCGTTCCAGGACTACGACCGCGCCGGGCACCACTACGTCCTGGACATCCCAGCGGCCGGCGACCTGACGCTGCACGTTGGCGCGGCAACGCTGGTATTGAAGAACACCGACATCACGGCGCACATCGGCAGCACGACCCTGAAGCTGGAGGCGGGCCAGTCCACGCTGACGACGCCGCAGCTGACCGTGGACGCGCCGCAGTCGCTGTTCACGGGCGCAGTGACCGTGCAGGGACTGCTGGCGGGCCAGGGCGGCATGTCGATGACCGGCGGCACGGGCGATACGGCGACCATCAACGGCACGTTCAAGGTCACGGGCGGCACGAATCTGGCTGGCGTCACATCGAACGGCCACGACATCGGCAACAGCCACAGGCACACGGGCGTGCAGACGGGCGGCGGCATATCGGGCGCACCGCAATAAGCGGGAAACCCACCACAAGAGGCAAGCCGCGCCCGGCCCGACAATGGGCTAATGAACGGAACCCACGCGCTGACGGGCAAAAGCCTGTCCGGCATCGATCACCTGTACCAGTCCATCACGGACATCCTGACGACGCCGCTTGGCAGTCGCGTGATGCGCCGCGACTACGGCAGCCGGCTGTTCGAACTGGTCGATGCGCCGATGAATCGCGGCACGCTGGCGGACATCTACGCCGCCACCGTGGACGCGCTCGCGCGCTGGGAACCACGCATCCAGGTCACGCAGGTCAAGGCCAGCAGCGCCGAGCCGGGCCGCGTCACGCTGGACATCACCGGGAACTATCTGCCTGACGGCAAGCCGATCACGCTGGAAGGCATCATCGTTCAATAATGGCTAAGACGTTCACCACCGTTGACCTGTCGAAGCTGCCGGCACCCGCCGTCATCGAAACCATCGACTTCGAAGCCATCCTGGCGGACATGCTGGCCGACTACCAGGCGCGCGATCCGTCGTTCACGGCCCTGGTCGAAAGCGACCCTGCGTTCAAGCAGCTGGAAGCGGCTGCCTATCGCGAAACGGTCGTTCGCCAGCGCGTGAACGACGCCGCGAAAGCGCTGATGCTGCCCTTCGCGGTCGGCGCGGACCTGGACATCATCGGCGCGAACTTCAACGTGGAACGGCTGCTGCTGGACGCCGGCGACGCCGATGCGATCCCGCCTGTGCCGGCCACGTATGAGGCCGACGACGATTTCCGCCGCCGTATCCAGCTGTCGTTCGAAGGCTACACGACCGCTGGCAGCGAAGGGTCGTACGTGTTTCATGCCCTGTCGGCCGACGGCGACGTTAAGGACGTTTCCGTGACCAGCCCGACGCCGGGCCAGGTCAGCGTGTACGTGCTGTCCCGCACTGGTGACGGCACCGCCGACGCCGACCTGGTGGACACCGTGACTGCGGCCCTGAACGCGGACGAAATCCGCCCCATGACGGACAACGTGTCCGTGTTCAGCGCGAACATCGTCAACTACGCCATCACTGCCGAACTGGTCCTGTACCCTGGGCCGGATTCGGACGTGGTGCGCCAGGCGGCGCTGGACGCTGTGACCGCGCACACCATCGACATCAAGCGCATGGGCCAGGACGTTTCGCTGTCCGGCCTGATGGCCAAGCTGCACCAGCCTGGCGTCCAGAACGTGAACCTGACTTCGCCGGCCGCCGGCATCGCCATCGGCGTGTCCCAGGCTGCGAACTGCACGGGCATCACGCTGACCGTGAGCACGACGCGCAATGAATAACCAGCTGCTGCCGCCGAACGCCACCGCGCAGGAAATCGCGCTGGCCGCCGCCGCGTCGCGTATCAGCGATGTGCCGGTTCCGATCCGCACCCTGTACCAGCCAGCCGCCGCGCCGTCGCAGGTTTTGCCGTCGCTCGCCTGGTCGTATTCGCTGGACGAATGGGACACGTCATGGACCGAGGCGCAGAAGCGCCAGGCCATCACGGACAGCATCTACGTCCACCGCCACAAGGGCACTATCGGAGCCGTCAAGCGGGCCGTGAGCGCGCTGTGGTTCGGCGTCGAGGTCCAGGAATGGTTCCGTCAGCTGCCCCTGGGAGCGCCGTACACGTTCCGCCTGCTGCTGACGGCCGAGCAATCGGGCATCCCGCAGGCCGGGATGCTGCGCCTGCAGGACGTGGTGGACGCCACGAAAAACCTGCGCTCGCACCTGTCTGAGATCGTGCCGACCGTCATCACGAACGCCGGTCCGACCGTCGGGGCCGTGACCGTGATGGGGCATGAGATCACCGTGGACGGCTACCAGTACGGCCTGGTGGCAGACGGGACGGTCGTGGCCGATGGCAGCAGAAAAGCAAATGGTTTCAAACTGAACTGAGGATTTCATGACGAACTTGACCGCAACGGCTGGATGGGATGCCGTTCCGCAGATTGAACCAACGACTGCGCTGCTGGGCGGGCCTGGCGGACCGCTGAACGCTCCAGCTCAAGCGCTTGCAAACCGTACTGAATGGTTGCGTTCGCAGACTTTAAGCGTGAAAGACCCTAGATTTGCAGGTGGGGCAAAGGGAGATGGCGTAACTGACGACTCGGCGGCCCTGAACGCGGCAGCTGCGGCCCTTCAAAGTGGGCAGTCCCTGTATTTTCCAGCTGGAACGTATATCGTAAACACGGCGTGCGTCGTGTTCAGTAACAAGCAGCGCATCCGCGTATACGGCGACGGCAAGGCAACTATTGTGCGCCCGTCCGAGCAAGGCGTTGCGCCGTCGAAGCAGGACTATCCGAGTACGATTCAATTCGATCAGTGCAGCTATGTGTCGCTGCAGGACATGACCATCGAGAGCAAGGGCGAGAGCTACGGGAACATTGATGCATACGGCGCCCTATCGTCCGGCGACGCACGCGCGCAGGCGATTGCGGCATACGGCGGCAGCGCCCTGGTAGTATCGCGTAGTGACAACGTTCTGATTGCGAATATCGACGCGCGCCGATGCGGATCGTGCGGCGTGGTGTATCTGTCGTCTTGCGAAGACATCGTAGTCATGAACTCGTTTGCGAACGCTCGCAGCCTCGGTTATGCAGGATTTGCAATCGATAACTGGGCAGAGAGTGCTGTAAAGACTAAGCGCACATATAAATTCATTGGCTGCCGGGTCGGGAAGGAAGATGCTTCCTATTCTGGGAAGGCGGGCATTGCATCCGAAGGAGACCAGATCGCAGGTCGCACGATCAATCTCGACGTTCAAGACTGCATATTTGAGGACTGCGCAACCGGCAGCAACGTACTGTACCTTGGGGCCGGTATCAGCTGTTTCGATACGAGACTGACGGTGCAGGGATTGTCGGTCAAAAACTCTTATATCGGCATCACCTGGCAAAAGCGCGGGGGCGCTGTCGATAAAAGCTGGTGCAGAGTACAGGGGAGCGTATTCGACTCGTGCGCGGTCGCTGGTGCTTACATTGCCATCGGCACAGCCACGGGCGGCGCTGACGTTTCCTTCATCGGTACGCGGATGGATATTCAGCCTTCGTCCGTGTGGTCGTCGCAGGCGGATAATTCCGTTAAATATTCAAGTGGCATTACGGTTGCTGGTTATACAAACGGCGAAATCAACGTGGTCGGCGGCAAGATCAACGGCGGCCAGTACGGTCTATGGGCCATCGACAACACCACGTTCACCGTCACCGGCGGCGAAATTTCAGGCAGCCTCGCTGCAATTCGGACCTATGGAGGCGGCACGCTGAAGGCCACAGGCGCACGCCTGCGCGTGACCGCTGGCGATCGCGTCATCGGCCGCGATACCGGCAACCTGGCCGCGACTGCCAGCTATAACCTGTACACCTACGTTAGTGGCAACCGCATGGAATGCGCCAACGACACGGCATCGGATTACATCGTGGCGCTGGGTGGCAATTCGGCTCTATTCGCAGAAACGCAGATCATCAAGAACAGCGCGACGAAAGGGGTATATGCGGCAGGGAAGGGTTCCGCGTCGCTGTACGATGTCGATTTTTCGCAATCGTGGTCGGCTGTCGTTGGTGGGTCAACTACTGCGGGAACTTACGAAATCAATGCTGGTTCGTCTGCATTTACGTGCATTAAAAACGGACAACAAGTCACGCTGAGTTGCTATATCACGCTTGCTGCAACGATTACGGGCGGCGGGACTGGCAACCTCCAGATTACCGGGATTCCGTATCCGAAACGAGCCAACTCTGCTGCGTTTGGTTCTGTCGCTTTTTCTGGCCTCGACTACGCGGTGGATGCGCAGGTCACCCCATATTTCGGCGGCCTGTCCAGTTCCAGCACGATTGTTTTCTGGCAAACCGCTGATGTTTCGAACGTTTCTCTGGTTCCGATTTCTGCGGTTTCGGGCGGGAAGATCCTGGCGTTCTCTATTACCTACGAGACTGACAAGTAATTTCACGATGCTGACTGCGGACTGAAATCTGAGAAAACATATGGCAACCTTCAAAACCATTCATACTACCTACGGCCTGCAGCGCTTGGCGCAGGCCGAGGCCAGCGGGCAGCCGATCAACCTGCCGCAGATCGCCGTCGGCGACGGCAATGGGAATTCGGTTTTCCCGACCGAGAGCCAGACGCAACTGGTGCGCGAAATGTTCCGGGCCGCGCCGAACCGCGTCTACCCTGACGCCAACGACAACACGCGGTTCATCGCGGAAATCGTCATACCGGCGAGCGTCAGCGGCTTCACGCTGCGCGAAATCGGCATCTTCGATGACCAGGGCGGCCTGTTCGCCGTGGGCAACCTGCCGGAAACCTACAAGCCGATGGCGTCAGACGGCGCGTTCACGGACACCGTGGCCCGCATGGTGTTCATGGTCACAAACGCCGGCGTCATCGTGGTCCAGCTGGACCCGAACGTGGCCGTGGTCACGCAGTCCTGGATCGCCAACAACGTCACGCTGGGTACGCTGATCCCTGGCGGCCTGACCGGGCAGGTTCTGACGAAGGACAGCAACGCCGACGGCGACGCCAGCTGGCACAACCCGACCGAAGCGAACGTGGTTGTGAACACGGTCGAGGAATCGCAAACCCTGTCTGCTGGCCAGACGGTCGTGAACCTGGCCATCACGAACACCTACGGCCTGGCCGTCTACGTCGAGGGCGTGCGCCTGGTGCGCGGCACGGAGTGGACGCCGCACGCCACCATCCTGACCCGCCTGACCCTGGCGCAGTCCTACCCCGCCGGCACGTCCATTATCGCCGTGCAGAACGAACCGGCCAGCCATCTGACCCAAGCGCTGCAGCGGGACCAGAACCTGGCGGACGTGGCCGACGTGCCGACTGCGCGCACGAACCTGGGCGTTTACAGCAAGGCCGAAACCGACGCCATCGGCAAGGTCGCAGGCGAAGTGTTCTACACTGCCCGCAGCACCGCGCCCGCCGGCAGCCTGAAGGCCAACGGCGCAGCCGTCAGCCGCACCGCCTACGCGGCCCTGTTCGGGGCCATCGGCACGACCTACGGCGCTGGCGACGGGTTCAACACGTTCAACCTGCCGGACCTGCGCGGCGAATTCCTGCGCGGGCTGGACGATGGGCGAGGCGTTGACGCGGGCCGCGTGCTGGGCAGTGCGCAGACCAGCCAGAACCTGGCGCACACGCATACGGGAGCCACGAACAGCGACGGATCGCACAGCCACACCTATACCGACGGCAGGCCCGTGAACCCGCCTGGCAATGGCCTTGCCGCCGGATCACAGGTTCCTGGCGTGTGGGAACGGGTCGATCAAAAGACGACCGACGCGGCCGGCTCGCACACCCACACATTCACCACTGGCAGCACTGGCGGCACCGAGGCGCGTCCGCGCAACATCGCCCTGCTGGCCTGCATCAAATACTGACCATGAACCAGAAAACCGTCTACCAGTTCGACACCAGCGGCGCGTTCATCGGCGAAACGCTGGCCGATGAATCCCCACTGGAACCCGGCGTGTGGCTGATGCCGGCGCGCACCGTCGAAACCCCGCCGCCTGAGTGCGCGGACGACAAAATCCAGCAGTGGAACGGCGTGGCCTGGCAGCTGATCGCGCGCCAGCCCGCGCCGACGGCGCACGAAGTTGCGCTGGCGAAACTGAAATCCTTCATGGCCGCCAATCCTGACGTGGCCGAATTTCTCAACCAGGGAGGCGTGTGAGCCGCGTACTTGACCTTTGGGCCGGCATGACCGGCACCGTTCTGGATTTCGCCGGGGCCGTCGCGCCTGCAGGCTGGCTGCTGTGCGATGGTTCGTCGGTTAGTCGCACTACCTACGCAAACTTGTTCGCCGTCATCGGCATCACGCACGGCAGCGGCGACGGTTCGACCACGTTCAGCCTGCCCGATGGGCGCGGGCGCGTGATCGCCGGCAAGGGCGACATGGGAGGCACGTCCGCCGGCCGCCTGACCGTGAACCTGAACGGCACGACCACGGCGGCGTCCGCCGTCATCACCGGCCTGTCGTCCACCGCGAACCTGGCTGTGGGCATGGGCGTGTACGGCGCGACCATTCCCGCCAGCGCGATCATCGCCAGCATCGACAGCGCCACGCAGGTCACGCTGGCCACGGGCGTGGGCGTCACGGCCGGCACTGCCACCGCGTTGCGCTTCGGCATGCTGGACGCATCGGCCCTGGGGGCTACCGGCGGCAGCCAGACCCACAAGCTGGTCGTATCGCAGATGCCGGCGCACACGCACACCTATGCCGCCGTGACGAACACGGGCGCATCGGGCCTGGCGGGTGGCACCGGGTTCGCCAACCAGACCACGGCCAGCAGCAGCACCGGCAGCGACCAGGCGCACCCGAACGTCCAGCCGACGCTGATCCTGAACAAGATCATCAAAGCCTGACGGTCGGGAAACCCACCACAAGAACCAAGCTGGGGCGGCTGGCACACTGGCCGCTATTATCACTGCGGACCATCAAACCACATGGCTGACCAATTTCTGCACGGCGTCGAAGTCGTCAACATCGACGCGGGACCGCGCCCCATCGCGACGGTTAATTCCGCGATCATCGGACTGATCGGCACCGCGCCGGACTCGCAGCCCGAGGTCAAGGCGAGCCTGACGACGGGCACCGTCGCGGCAAACAACGGCATCACCTACACGTCGATGCTGACCGGCGCACTGGGCAACAAGGGCAGCATCGCCCTGGTGGACCCGAAGGCGAACAGCCAGGCGTTGGCCGTCACCGTGTCCGGCCTGGACATCACCGTGAAGCTGGCCACCAGCGTGGCCGGCGCGATCACCACGACCGCAACGCAGCTGATGGCCGCCATCGCCGCGAACACCGCAGCTGCCGCCCTGGTCGGCACCGCGAGCACGGGCGCATCGACCGGCGCGGGCGTCGTGGCCGCAATGGGCAAAACCTTCCTGTCGGGCGGCATCAGCGAGGCGTTCCCGCTGAACACGCCTGTGCTGGTCGCTGGTTCGCGCGTTGACGCCGCCAAGCTGGGTCTGACCGGCACGCTGCCGGACGCCATCGATTCCATCTTCGACCAGGCTGGCGCAGTCATCGTCGTGGTGCGCGTCACCAAAGGCGTGGACGACGAGGCCACCACCGCCAACATCGTCGGCGGCGTCAACGCCACCACCGGCAAGTATGAAGGCATGCAGGCGTTCCTGGGCGCGGAATCGGTCGTGGGCGTCGCCCCGCGCATCCTGATCGCGCCGGGATTCACGCATCAGCGCACGGCCGGCGCGAACACCGTCGTGTCGAACATGATCGCCATCGCCGACCGCCTGCGCGCCGTCATCATCGCCGACGGCCCGAGCACGACGGACGCCGACGCGCTGACCTATGCGGGCGACTTCGGCAGCAAGCGCGTCTACCTGGTGGACCCGTTCGTGAACAAGACGGACGCCAACGGCCTGCCGTACCGCGCGCCGGCCAGCCCGTGCGTCGCCGGCCTGATCGCCAAGAGCGACAACGAAACCGGGTTCTGGCGTTCGCCGTCGAACCAGGAAATCGGCGGTATCACCGGCACCGACCGCCCCGTGGATTTCACCCTGGGCGATCCGAACGCGCGCGCCAATCTGCTGAACGCCAAGAACGTGGCCACGATCATCCGACAGGACGGCTTCCGCCTGTGGGGCAACCGTACGCTGTCGAGCGATCCGAAATGGGCGTTCCTGTCGCGCGTGCGCACCGCCGACATCATCAACGACAGCCTGCTGCGCGCCCACCTGTGGGCCGTGGATCGCAACATCACCAAGACCTACGTTCAGGACGTGGTGGAAGGCGTGAACGCCTACCTGCGCCACCTGGTCAGCATCGGGGCCATCCTGGGCGGCCAGTGCTGGGCCGACCCCGACCTGAACACGCCGGACCAGATCGCGCAGGGCAAGGTGTATTTCGATTTCGACTTCACGGATTCGCCGCCGGCCGAGCACATCACGTTCCGCAGCCATCTGGTCAACGACTACATCGCGACCATTTTCAATTAACCAGAAGCATCAGCGGCAGGGTATACTTGCCGCTGGGCATTCTTGATGGAGAATCACAAACATGGCCGCACGCGATGTTTTGAAAAACCTGAACCTGTTCGTGGATGGCAAGGGCCAAGCCGGGCAGCTGCAGGACTTTAACCCGCCGAAGCTGACGCTGAAGATGGACGAAGTTCGCATGGGCGGCATGGATACGCCCATCGAACTGGAACAGGGCCTGGAGAAGCTGAACGCGGACTTTACGCTGATCGGCTACGACGCGGACGTGCTGGCCCTGATGGGCGTTCGTCCCGGCGCATCCGTGCCGTTCGTGGCCCGTGGCGCGCTGGAGTCGTTCGACGGCACCGTGACCGCCGTGGCGCACACCATGCGCGGCAAGCTGAAGGAAGTGGACCCCGGCACCTGGAAGCCGGGCGAAGCCGCCCCGCTGAAGGCCAGCATCGCCCTGACGTACTACAAGCTGCAGCACGGCGACCGGATCATCTACGAAATTGACGTGGAAAATTATATCCGCGTCGTGGATGGCGTGGACGTGCTGGCCGCCCAGCGCAGCGCCCTGGGCATCTGATCGTAACGCCGCCGGCGTCCTGCTGGCGGCAATTCATTTCAAGGAACGAACATGGAAGACGACACCACGCTGCCGGACTACCTGGCCGAGAACGCCGACGGTAGCCTGACCATCACCCTGCGCCGACCGATCAGCATGGACGGCACCAAAGTGACCGCGCTGCAGATGCGCGAACCGGACGTGAACGACCAGCTGGTGTTCGACGCCACCAAGGGCAGCGATGTGGTCAAGGAACTGACCATGATCGCCAACCTGTGTGGCGTGAGCCAGGCCGACGTGAAAACCCTGAAGCTGCACGACTACCGGCGCGCACAGAAGGCGCTGACCCATTTTATTGGCTGAGCGCGCAGTACGTTCGCCAGTGCGCGCTGGCACTGGCCAGCCACACCGGCTGGTCAGAAGGCGAAATTATGCGGATGCGCACGTCGCGCTTCCTGTGGTGGATTGACGGCTTGCCGAAAAAATGACGACCAAGAACCTAGCTGCGGTAATCACCATTGGCGGCACGATCACGGGCGGGCTGAAGTCCGCCCTGGGCGACACCGCCAAGCAGCTGAAGGCCATCGGAAGCCAGATCACCGACCTGTCGCGCCGCGAAAAGCAGCTGGGCAACGCCGTTCAGGTGTTCGCCCGCCAAGGCCAGGCCGTCGAAGGGCTCCGCCGCCAGTACGTCCAGACCATTCAGACCGTCGAACGCCTACGGGCCGCGCAGCAGCGCCTGGCCACGGCCCAGGCCACCCGCGACCGCATCAACGAGCGAGCCAGCAAGGTGCGCGCCGCTGGGGCGGGCATGACCGTGGCGGGCGGGGCCATGCTGGCTTCCGTCGTTCCTGGCGTGAACGAGTCCAAGCACTACCAGAACGAAATGGGCCGCATCGCAGCCCTGGGGATGGGCGACGACACCAACAAGCGCGCCGTGAAATTCGCCAAGGACATGAAGACGTTCGGCACCAGCAGCCTGGAAAACCTGGAACTGCTGCGCGACGGCATGTCCGTGTTCGCGGACCTGCACCACGCCGAAATGGTCGCGCCGCTGCTGGCTAAAATGAAGTTCGCGAACAAGGCCGTGTTCGGGTCCGAGCGCGGCGAGCAGAACAGCGCCCAGTTCATGGACATGCTGAAGGTCATCGAAACGCGCGGCGGCCTGAAGTCCGAAGCCGAATTCAGCAAACAGGCGAACATTATCCAGCAGGTCATCAGCGCGACCGGCGGGCGCGTCAGCGCGACCGAATGGCGGCACATGCTGATGACGGGCGGCCTGGCGGGCAAGGGCATGGACAGCGAAGCGCTGTTCTACACGTTCGAACATTTGGTGCAGGAGATGGGCGGCGACCGCGCCGGTACCGGCCTGAACAGCCTGTACAAGTCGCTGTATCAAGGCGTGGCGAAAAAGCGATCCGTTCTGAACCTGGAGCGCTTCGGCCTGATCGGCGACAAGTCGAAGGTGAAGCACGACAAGGCGGGCCAGGTGGCCAGCATGGAGCCGGGCGCGCTGCTGGGTGCGGACCTGTTCCGCGCCAATCCGTTCGAATGGATGGAAAAGGTGCTGCTGCCGCAGCTGGCCAAAAAGGGCATCAAGGACGAAAAGCAGGTCATCGACACCATCGGTATGATCGTGTCCAACAGCGTCGGCGGTTCCTTCCTGGCCGAAATGTATCGCCAGCGCGAGAACATCCGCCGCGCGAGCGCACGCAACCGTGGCGCGCAGAACGTGGACCAACTGTACGACCAGGGCAAGAGCAGCGCGACCGGCAAGGAACTGGACGCCGAAGCGAAGCTGGCCGACGCGAAACTGAAGCTGGGCAACGAAGTCCTGCCGATGTACACATCCGCGCTGGTGACGGCGGCCGACGCGCTGAAGTCGTTCAACGAGTTCGCCGAGAAGCACGGCACGCTGGTGAAGGCCGGTGCTGTCGCCATCACCGGCCTGGGCGTCGCCCTGGTCGTGCTGGGGCCGATCCTGGGTGTTGCTGGCGGCGCGATGTCGCTGTACGCGGCTGTGCAGCTGCGGGCTGCGGCTGCGGCAGCTGCGGCAGCCAGTGGCATCGCAACCGAAACGGCCGCCATCACCGCGCAGGGCGCTGCCGCGACCACGACTGCCGGCAAGCTGGCCGCGTTCGCCAAGACCGCCGCCCTGGCCATGGCTGCGGGCTACGCCATCGACGGCATCGCCGGCAAGTTCGGCGTGGGCAAGGAAAAGGCCGACCAGGCGCAGGACGATGCGAACTGGGGCCGCATGAACTGGTGGCAGAAAGCCGAATCCGGCCTGGGGCGCGGCATCGAAGGCGCGGGCCGGCTGTTCTTCCTGGATAACCTGGCCAATCAGGCGCAAGCCGGCCGCGTGAAGACGGAAACGGAGTACCTGAACAAGAAATACGGCCCGCTGCCGTCGCCGTCGATGGCCACCGCGCCTGGTGCGGCCGGCGCGCCGGTCACGAACAACAACACATTCAACATCACGCAGCAGCCAGGCGAATCGTCCGACGCATTCGCGCGACGCATCCTGGAACAGCTGCAGCGCCAGCAGGGCGTCCAGCAACGCGGCGCGCTGACCGACGGAGCCAGCCACCAATGAGCGGCATCTACACCATGATGACCCTGGGCGGGTTCAAGTTCGGCGTGAGCACCGCCGCCTACCAGGAACTGAAGCGCACGACCGAATATCTGTGGCCGTCGCAGCAGCGGTTCGGCGCGGCCCCGGCGCTGCAGTCCACCGGCCTGGGCGACGACGCCATTTCGCTGTCCGGCGTCGTCTATCCCGAGTGGAACGGCGGCACGGGCCAACTGGACGACCTGCGCAGCCTGGCGGCCGACCGTCAGCCGCTGACCATGATCGACGGGCGCGGCAACGTCCTGGGTCGCTGGGTCATCGAGCGCGTCGAGGAAGGCCAGTCCGTGTTCGCCCAGGCGGGCGTCGCGCGCAAACAGGAATTCACGCTGGGCCTGAAGAAATACGACGACATCCAGCCGGACGCCGGCCTGGTGGCGAGCCTGTCCAGCGCGCTGCCGATCCCGGCGGGCATCACGGCGCTGCCGCAGATTTCCGCGTCCCTGTCGGCGACCAGCAGCGCCGCCGACATGGTGGCCAGCGTGTCCGCGACCGCGAACGCGGCCCTGTCGTCCGCCAGCCGGATCAGCGGCCAGGTCGGCGCGGCGCTGTCGAACGTGTCGCGGATCGCCAACACCCTGGGCGTCCACGCGCCGGGAATCGTCACGGCCCTGACCCGCAGCCTGTCGTCGGTCAATAGCATCCGCACGGCGGCCGGCGACGGCCTGGACCTGCTGCGAAAGGTGCAGACGGTCAGCAGCGCCGCATCCGCCGTGCGCGGCGTCTACGACAACGTGTCGGCCCAGGTGCAGCCGGCCACCGCGTCGTCGGCCAGCATCAAAGCGTCCTTGGCGTCCCTGCAGGGCGCAGGCGCGGCCAGCGACACCCTCGCCACCGTCACCGCCGCCCTGGTCAGCGCGAACCGCACCACGGCCCTGGTTTCGTCGCTGCGCGACAATGCCAACACCATCATGAAACGGATCGGCGCATGACGACGTACCGCACCAGCGACGGCGACATGGCCGACGAAATCGCGTTCAAGCACTACGGGACCACGGATGGCCGCGTGGTCGAACAGCTGCTGGAGGCGAACCCCGGCCTGTCCGACATCGGCCCGGTCCTGCCAGCCGGCCTGGTCATCACGCTGCCGGACATCGACACGACGGCCAAACAGGAAGGGCTGCGCCTGTGGACCTGATCGCGCCCGCATTCCGCGTCAGTGCGAACAGCAAGGACATCACCGACGCCATCGCCAGCCGCCTGGTCAGTTTGCGACTAACCGACGAACTGGGCTTCCAGTCCGACATGCTGGAAATCAGGCTGGCCGACCATGATCCCGCGCAGCCGATCCAGAAGCCGGCCAAGGGCGCGGAACTGGAAGTCTGGCTGGGCTACGACGGCAACGTGCAGCGCATGGGCCTGTTCGTCGCCGACGAAATCGAGCGTGGCGGCTGGCCCCGCTACATGACCATCCGCGCGCGGGCCGCCGTCTACGACAAGACGCCCAAGGGCAAGACCGACCTGCAGACGCAGAAGGTGCGCAGCTGGCCGGACAAAACCAAGCTGGGCGACATGGTGCAGAAGATCGCCAAGGAACACGGCATGGAAGCCGTGGTGGCCAAGTCGCTGGCGTCCGTGACCTTGCCGCACCTGGACCAGACCGAGGAAAGCGACATTTCGTTCCTGGTGCGCGTCACCCGCCAATACGACGCCGTGGTGAAGCCGGCCGGCGGCAAGCTGGTCCTGGCCAAGCGCGGAGAATCCGGCCTGCCATCCGTCAGCCTGGACGCCAGCGCCTGCACGTCGTTCCACCTGGTCGAGTCCGCGCGCGAGGCGCACGGCACCGTCGTGGCGTACTGGCACAGCACGAAGCAGGGCAAGCGCATCGAAGTGAAGGTGGGCAGCGGCGACCCCGTGAAGCGCCTGCGCCACTTCTACCCGACCGAGGACGCGGCCAAGGCAGCCGCCCAGGGCGACCTGGACCGCCGCCAGCGCGCGGAGGCCAAGCTGTCCGTGAGCATGCCGGGCGACCCGAACGTGCAGGCCGAGGGCAAGCTAACCCTGGCCAGCTTCGGCGACGGCATCGACGGGGAATGGCTGGTCGTTCGGGTCGAGCACGAGCTAGACCCGCAAACGGGGTATAGCTGCCATGTGAGCGCAGAAAAGCCGAAAGACGCGGAGTGATTCGCCGTTAACGGCCGTGATGGGTTTCCGCTACCGTGACCAATACCGTGACCGCGTTTTTCGACTGATTTCCGCCGACCCCGCTAAGTCCTTGAAATCATTGACCTTGATGGTGGGCGCTGTAGGGCTCGAACCTACGACCCGCTGATTAAGAGTTAGAAATCAGCAGGTCATAGCCCATCACGGCACATCATTCGAAACCATCCTACAGCTTTGACAGATCAGCGGTTTTTGTGGTTTAAGCGGGTAAGTTACTGACGGTCCAAACGTCTTCAGTTTGGTCCAAACCGTAGCCAAAACCGTAGCCAAAGAGGCCAGAATGCTGACCGACCGCCAAGTGCAATCCGCCATTGTCAAGGCCAAAGCCGATACCGTTTTGATCGACGGAGCGTCCGAAAAGGGAGCCGGGTCGCTGCGTCTACGCATCCGCGTCGGGTCGCGCGGGACCAGCGCAACCTGGTTCGCCTGGTGGCAGCAGAACGGCAAGCCGCTGTCCAAGACACTGGGCCGCTACCCCGAACTGAAGCTGGTCGAGGCGCGCGCCAAGACGGTCGAACTGGTGGCGCGCTCGCGCGAGGAAGGACCGGCCGCCGCAGGCTATGGCGACCGCACCGTGGCCAGGCTGTTCGCAGCCTACATCGCCGGCATGCAGGCGGATGGGAAGGCCAGCTGGGGCGAGGTCGAAAAGCAGCTGGCGAAGGCGGCCGACGCCCTTGGCCGCGACACGCTGGCGGGCAGCGTCACGCCGGGCCAGATCGCCGATTTCTTGAAACAGATTCACGACCGTGGCGCGCGCGTCATGGCCGACCGGATGCGGGCCTACCTGTCGGCCGCGTTCAACCACGGCATCAAGTCCACGCACGACTACCGGGTCGAAGAACGCATCGACTGGGGCATCAAGGCCAACCCCGCCGCCATGGTGAAGCGCGACACGAAGGCGATACGGGCGCGCGAGCGGAACCTGTCGGCGGACGAACTGGCGACAGTGTGGCATGCCGTGGGCGGCGACGGTTTCGCGGATGGAACGGGCGCGGCGATCCGGCTGCTGATCTGCTGCGGCCAGCGCGTGCTGGAAACCATGCGCGTGGACGGCGCGGACATCGACCTGGACGCCGCAGTCTGGAGCATGCCGGGGAAGAAAACGAAAGGCGGGAAGCCGCACACGCTGCCGCTGCCGCCGCAGGCCGTCGCAATCTTCCGCGATCTGATCGACAGGTACGGGCGCGGCTCGCTGTTCCCACCGAGGCAGGGCGAGAGCGAACGCCAGCTGGGTTCGTCGCTGAACAAGGCCATCAGCCGCTGGTCGGCTGCGACCGGATTTGAACGTTTCCAGCCACGTGACCTGCGCCGCACCTGGAAGTCACGGACGGCGGACGCCGGCATCGACCGTTTCACGCGCGACGTGATCCAGCAGCACGCCCAGGGCGGCGATACCGGATCGAGGCATTACGACCGCGCCGATTATTTTCCACAGATGCGGGCCGCGATGGCGAAGTGGTCGGCGTGGCTGGATAGCAATGTAATCCGCAAATAATTTCAAAAAACTATTTACACATGAAAATAATCCTAGTATAGTTACTACATCGACGCAGCAAACACCAACTAAGGAGAAACAAAATGTTCGCAATCAACCAAATCGTCAAAGGCAAGCGCGCTGGCACCTTCGTGATCCTGGGCTTTCGCACCCTGGGCGGCGAGCAAGGCGCACAAGTCAAGCCGGTGAACCCGGCCAACCACGCAGAAGTCGGCGCAGGCGAAATGTTCCTGCCTCTGGATAGCCTGGTGGCCCTGGCATGAGCAAGGCGCGACAAGCGCCTGAAGGCTGCCAGTGGCGGCCTTCCACGCTGAACCAGAAAGTCAGCGTTCTGGAAAGGCTGTCCACCAGCGAGTGGATCGGAAGCGTTGAACTGGCGCGCGGCAAATGGATCAATCGCGACACTGGCGAGCGCTTCGACACCAAAGACCTGGCGATGGCGAGCGTGGAACGCTGGGCTTAACGACGAAATATCTTCAAGGCGCGTGGGCGCATACTGAAAGGCATTTATGAAAACTGCAGAATTGACCGGCGCAATGTTGGATTACTGGGTGGCAAGGGCCAGCCCACAGTGCGCGGAAATAACCTTCGAAATGCGCGACGATCACATAGCTGGGCTTACGGACATCGAAGGCGAAAAGGTTGTTTGCGTGCTCCTTCACGATGGCAACGTGCTGAAGACGATGCGCCTGCGCCGCAAGTACCAGATGGATAATGCGATTCGCTACAGCCCTTCTACCGACTGGGCGCAGGGCGGTCAGATTATCGAGTCGGAGCGCATCTGCATTGATGCAGGCGATGGACACTTCGAAGGCAACAAGACCTGGGAAGCGCATCTGGCTATCAACGCACCAGTGAGGGCCGTGGATGAGATTACCGGCCCCACGCCGCTGATCGCCGCCATGCGCGCCTATGTGGCCAGCAAGTTCGGGGATGAAGTGCAGGAAGAAGCCTAGCAAAACGCACACCGTACCCAATACCGCGACCAGGAACGCCGCCAGCCCTGGCGAATCCTGGCGCGGAAACTGATTGCTAAATTTGTGGTCGAGTTGCGGATTGGTACTACGGTAGAAAGTATCTGGCAAATCGCAATATTTACTTTAGGAAACCTGCGTGCTATATTTGTGCATCCGCGAGTTACGCGGTTTTCAATGGAGAATGCAATGAAATCATCGAACAGCGCCACCACTCGCTGCGCTTTAGGGGGCCAATGATGCCGGCACCAGGATACGTTCCGCCGATGAAGATGGGGTCGCTTCCCCAATTTCTTCAGGAAGCTCAGCAGAGTGACGCCCTTGCTGGTGAGGTCGCCGCACTTCGGCGTGAGATCGCGGCCCTGAGAGCAGAACTGTCGCCCATTCCCGCGCTTATCCTTACGGGTCGAAACGTAATTGATGAGTTCAAGCGGCTGCAGCAACAGGCGGCAAAACCGTGACCAAACCGGCCCGAACCGTGACCGCGTTTTCGGGCCGCTGCAGGATGATTGCTAAATTTCGGTTCCAGTTGCGATCTGGTAGGCGTGAAACAACTTCAGTTGCACCATTCGATTTACACCAGCAAAACAACCGTGCATAATGCGCCTATCGACAACAGCAAATGTGCGCATTCGAGAGGGGATGTATGGCAACCAATGAGATTGATGTCCTGAAGCAGCAGAACGCAGAGGGCGCGGCCCTGCTGGCGGCCTTGTTCAAAGTGCTGACGCTCAAGCAAAAGAATTCGGTCCCGCCAGAGTTCGCCGAGCAGCTTGGGCGCTTCATGTTCCGCAACGGCTACCGGGTCGTGTTCAACAACTGGTATTTGCAGGCCGAGCCGGACGGAGCGGTCGCTTCGGACGCAGCAGGCCGTAAATCCTAACCCCCAGGAATAAACCGCCCATACCGTGACCAAGTTTTACCAGATTCAGGTCACGGGGCGCACTGATTGCTAACCAGCCCGCCCCATGCGGGCTTTTTGTTGCCCGTTCGCAATTCATGTTAAAATCAGCGCGCATTTTTACTTAGGAGATTGCAAACTATGTGGGAACAAGAAGTCACCGCTGCATATACCGGCGTGGTCCGCCGCCAGCCGACCGCCAACGAACTGGCCGGCAACACGGGCCAGTTCTACCCTGGCCAGGCCACGCTGATAGCCCGCCTGACCGCCAGCGCGGAATCGCAGAACGGCGTTCGCCCCATCGTCCGTCTGTACCAGGCTATGTTCAACCGCAAGCCGGATGCGGCGGGCCTGGACTACTGGACGGCGAGCTATGAGGCCGCAGCCGCCAGCGCCGGCTACAGCAAGGCGACCCTGGCCAGCGTCTGCGCCGCCTGGTTCGGTTCGACCGAGTACGCCGCCGCCTACCCGAACACGCTGACCACCAGCCAGTTCGTCAGCGCTGTCTACAACAACGTGTTCGCCCGCGCGCCGGACGACGCCGGCTTGGCGTACTGGGTCCAGCAGCTGGACAGCGACGCGATCACCCGACAGGGCATGATCGTTGAGTTCAGCGAGTCGGACGAGTTCAAAGGTCGCACCGACGCGCCCATCACCGCGTTCCAGCAGCACTGCGGCCTGGGCACCGAGACGTACACCGGCAGCCTGGTCTGAGTCGGGAAACCCACCACAAGCCACAGTCGTGGCGCGGCGGCACCATGGGGTGAATTCATTTCATGCGAGCCGCCAATGTCTATCCAGTCCACCGACATCGTGCTCCGCCTTTCCGGCGGGGCATCCAACACTGCAGCCCTTGCATCCCTGGGCGGCGCGAAGTCGTCCACCGCCGCGCCAGCTGGAATCTTCGATGACGTTGGCGGGGCTGAGTCCAGCGCCGGCGACACCGAATACCGCTGCGTCTACGTCCACAATGCGCACGCTTCGCTGACCCTGCAGAACGCTGTCGCGTATCTCGCGTCGAACACGCCGAGCAACGACACCGCTGCGGCGATCGGCCTGGGCACGTCCGCCGTCAACGGCACGGAACAGACCGTGCCAGACGAAGGAACCGCGCCCGCTGGCGTCACGTTCGTGGCTGCGGCAACCCAAGGCGCAGGCATCGCCCTGGGCGACATCCCCGCATTGCAGCACCGCGCCGTATGGCTGCGCCGCGTCGTGAACGCAGGGGCCGCAGCATACAACGGCGACGGCTTCACGATGAACGTCGTGGGCGACACCGCTGCGTAAGGGCCGCCGATGACGACGATTTACAGCAGCAACTTCGACAGCGACACCGCAGGAAATTTGCCTGCGGGGTGGGCCAGCAAGGTCGGCACTTGGTCCGTTACGACGAACGGCGCAGTCAGCGGCGCGAATGCGCTTGCATCTTCAACGAATGCCGATGGCGACGTCGCGCTTTACACCGCTGCCAGCGCGCTGGCGGACATGCGGATTTCGACCAGCCAGAAGACCGTCGCAAACGGCGTGCGCTACCCGATCATCGGCCACGTCCTGCGTGCCGACAGCGCCAACGCGAACAACTACACGGTTGTGTTCAGCACAACCACCACCAGCGGCTTCAACGTCCTTTTCTTCAAGAAAGTTGGCGGGACATATTCGCAGCTTGGTTCTGCGGTCGCTGTAAATCTTGCGCGCGTGGTCGGCGACACGCTGAACATTACGTGCGAGATCATCGGCAACACGATCAACGTGTATGCCGGGGTGAACACCGCACCTGGCGCAACCCCTGTTGCGACCAAGACTGACGCATCTATTACGGCGGCAGGTTACGCTGGCGTCTACAACTCGAAAGACACCGCGACCATCGCGATGTCCATCGATAACTTCGTGCTGGACAATACCGTAACAATCAGCGCAGCGACAGCGACAACCCTGACTGGGCCGACATCTGGCGTGGTTGGTACGGCTTCCGCCGCGTTTACGGTCGGCGCTGATGGCCCGATCACCGGGACTGTTACTGTAACGCCATCCGATGGCGGCGCAGGCGGGACATTCAGCCCTACCAGCGTGGCGATCAGCAGCGCATCTCCCACGGCGACATTCACATATACCGCGTCGAGCGCTGGGGCCAAGACCATCAGTGTCACGAACAATGGCGGGCTGTCCAACCCGTCGAGCATCGACTACACGGCGGCCAGCGCGGCATCGACAGTTTCTAGCGTCACGGTTTCGCCGTCCACAGCAACTGTATCAGGCGGTGGAACGCAACAATTTACGGCAACCGTCGCAGGCACGAACAGCCCTTCACAGGCTGTCACCTGGGCGGTCACAAGTGGCGTTGGAACAATTAATAGCTCTGGCCTGTACACCGCACCAGCGGCAACCGGCAGTGCGCAGTCCGCCACGATCACGGCCACCAGCGCTCAGGACGGCACGAAGGCGGGCACTGCCACTGTCACGGTCCCAGTGGCAGCGGCGAACAATGCATTGACCAGCGGCACCGGCAACGTGCTGTTTTCGCCCTACAACTGGGACATTCAGGCATCGGCCGCGAAAACCATCAACGCTGGCGCATATTTCAAAACGATTTTCGGCGGCACGACTTGCACGCTGAACTTCGATATGACCGGCATTGCATCGCCAATTCCGCAAATTTCTTATCGCGTTGACCGCTTCGGCCCCTGGATCACCGTTCCCATCGCCGCTTCGGTCGCGATAACGATTCCCAGCGACACGGCGGACTACGCCAGCAAGGGCGGCCACCTGCTGGAAGTCCTGGTCAAGAGCATGACGGAAACGCAGGCCAGGTGGAGCACGCAGGCCACCGCCGTTAGGCTGACTGGCATCATCCTGGACGTCGGCAAAACGATCAGCGCACCGACCGCGCTGCCGCTCAAGGCGATTTTCTATGGCGACAGCATCACCGAGGGCGTCCGCACCGTCAATATGACGGCGACGAACGACACCGACAGAAACGATGCGGGCCAGGGTTGGTCGCTTGAGGTCGCGCGCATCCTTGGCGCTGAAATCGGAAACGTTGGCTTTGGGGCCACTGGCTTCAACAAAACCGGCTCTGGCTCCGTCCCCGCGTTCACCGGCACGTACAACTACCTGTATTCTGGCGTAGCGCGTTCGTTCTCGCCGTCGCCCGATTTAATTGTCTGGATGATGGGCACAAACGACAGCACAGACGTGACCACCAGCGCGACCACGGTTCTGAACGGCCTTCTGGCCGCGACCACGGCAAAAATTATCGTTCTGCGCCCGTTCAAGGACGCCACGCATGCTACGCAGTTGCAGAATGCAATTGCCGCGTGCACGACGCCTTCCCGCGTCACCTATGTGGACACGAACGGCTGGTTCAATACGGCAAACTCCAGCGACGCCCTGCACCCGTACGGAAACGAGAACATCACGCACATTGCGCCACTGGCAGCCGCCGCCATCCGAACCGCGCTGACGGCCCCGGCAGCCACGACCGCACGCACCGTGACAATCACGCTGACCGACGCGGCTGGGAGCCCGCGCACGAACCTGTCCGGCTTAAAGTGGGCGTTTTTCGACCAGGCCCGGCCCGACATCTTCGCGGCCCCGACATCGCAGGGGGCCGTGGAAACCACGGACGGCAGCGGTCAGCTGGTCATCAACGTGAACACCAGCCTGGCGTCTGGCGGGATCGGCTGGCTGGACATCACGGACAGTGACGGCACCACCACGCAATCGCCTGCAGCCAAGGCGTTCAGCGGCCCGGTAGTGGTGGCGTAATGACTGCCGTTTTCGACAGCCAGCGCGTAGGCGGCAATGCGGTATTTGCCGCACAGTCCTTCGCCAGCGGCGGCAGCGGCACCGTGTCGTCGTCGTTCGCTGCCGCCTACGACATCAAGGCGCGCGTGTCGAGCAGCCTGGCGGCGTCCTACACCATCAGGCAGTCCGTCGCCGGCCAACTCGTGGCGTCCTACAACGTACGCTCCCGCGTCGCCGCATCGGCCAGCTTTTCATATTCCGTCGCCAGTGGGCTGACGCAGGTTTCTGCGTCGTTCGTGGCGTCCTACCAGGTCGCACAGGCGGAACACCCTTACGTCCGCGCGCAGTCGCGCACGTTCGTCATTCCGGCAGAAGATCGGCCAGCCGCCATGCCGCGCTTCAGGAAGGCGGCCAGCGCGAAGCTGGATTATTCGTTCGACTGGGGGCCGTACCTGGCAGCCGTGGATGACGGGATTGCGTCGTACGTCTTCAGGGGGCCTGCGGGGCAAATGGGGGCCGCCAGCATCGACGGCGGCGTTGTGACGACGTGGATTCGCGGCGGCGTGGGCGGCTACAGGCACCGCGTCGAATGCGAAATCACGACGGACCAGGGCCGCATTGACTCGCGAACCATGGAAATCGAACTGGTCGTGTAACTATGAAAAACCCGCCAACTGGCGGGTTTCTGTTTTAAAACGGGATGTCGTCGTCATCCGGCTGTGGCGCGGGCTTCGGCCGTGCGGCCGGCGTGGGCTGACGCTGGGCTGGCTGCGACGCCGGCTGTTCGCCGCCGACACGCGGCCCCAGTTCGACATCCAGCACGCGGGCGACCAGCTTCACGCCTTCGCCATTCTTGCCCTGGTACGTCTCCAGGTGGATGTCTTCCAGCGTGAAACAGTGGACGCTTCCCTTGACCAGATACTGGGCCAGGGCTTCGGCGCGCTTGCCCCACAGGCTGGCGTCGATCCACTGCGTTGGGCGGTTTCCGCTCTGGTCCTTCTGGCCGTAGTTCACGGCCAGCGACAGGTTACAAACGGCGTCGCCGCCCGGCGTGTAGCGGATTTCCGCGTCGCGGCCCAGGCGGGCCAGTCCGATGGTTTTCATGGTGTTGGTGTTCCTTCGTGAGTGAAATTATTTGCTGCGGCGGGCGTGTTCCCGCGCGCACTTCGGGCCGCAAAACAGCTGCGGCGGGTCCAGCGGTTCGCCACACAGCGGGTTCAGGCATTCGCCGGTCGGGTCGATCCTTGGGGCCAGTGCGGCGCGCATATGCTGGGCACGCAACGCCGCATCGGTTTCCAGGGCTTCCGTTGCCTGGGCATGATCAAACAGGTCAGTCATGCCGGCGTTCGTTCATGCGGGCGACCACGCCGGCGGGCGTAAGCGTGTTGTCCTGCACCGGCCCGCTTGCAGCGCGCTGTCGCTCCAGGAAGATCACAGCGCCGGCCAGGTAGACGATTGCGCCCAGCAGTTCGGCTACATCGCGACCTGGTGGCAGACCCATGGCTTCTTCGGACTTCTTGTCTGCCTGTCCCAGCAGGAAGCCAACGCCGCGCCTCTTGGCGATCTGCTGCATTGGCTGTTCGTGGAACGGCAGCGCGTTGGCGTGGCGTTCGCGGCCCTTGCCTGCGCTGGCCTGGTCGAACGCGCGCTTCAGGACAACGGCCAGGCTGTCGTAGCCTGGCGCGTCCAGTGTGATGGTTTCAGTTTTGTTCATCGGTCGTCTGATTGTCGTTGGCGGCGTCGTACGCTTCCAGCTTGTCCAGGGGGTACAGCACTTTCGCGCCGCGCTTGACGAAGGGCGGCCCCTTTTTCTGGCTGCGCCAGTTCGCCAGGGTTCCCTTCGTGTGCGAGCCGCCCCAGCGAACAACCAGTTCGTCGGGCGTCAGGTATTTCTGCGTTACGGGCATTGATCCGGTTCCGTGTTACGCGGCGGCCTGGCTGGCCAGTTCTGCGTTGAGGTCGTCCACGCCAGCCTGTTCGGGCGTGGTGCGATTGGCGTCGAACGCCTGGGCGGACGCCTTGAACGCGGCCAGACCTTCCTTGCCGATGGCCTTCTGGATCGCCTTCGGCGTCGCCGCCCAGGCTGCCGACAGCGCTTCCATGCCCTGTTCGCAGACCAGCGACAGGTTGCTGCGGGCGCGCTCCACTGCGGGGTCCAGTTGCTTCGCGCCGTCCACCCAGGCACGCAGGGCCGCGCCGTCCGCCGCCGTGATGTAGTCGTTCTGACGACCCAGGATGTGCGTCAGTTCAGCCGGGCACTTCAGGACTTCCTGGGCCTTGCCGCCGTCCCACATGCGCAGGCTGGCCGTCAGTTCGAAGACGAAATTTTTCTCCTGGATCGGCTGTACGCCCAGCGGCGTGATTTTCAGTTTGCCGTCCACGTATTCCTGCTTCGTTTTTTCGCGGGCTCGCATGCAGACGATGATGTGCATGGGCGACTGCAGCAGGGTGTTCATGAAGCGCTTGTGTTCCGCCTTCGCCTGGTTCCAACGCGGGTTCTTCGGCGCGCGGCCATCCGGTCCCGGCGCGTTCGCGATGTCGTCACAGCCGCCGATGCCTTCCCATTCGTGCGATACGCTGTCGATCACCAGCACTTCCACGCCGGCGCGTTCGAACGCCTGGATGGCTTCGATGTAGCGCTGCGGCGAGAACGGCGCGACCAGGTCGCCGATCAGGAAGCGCTGCACCACGCCGTCCTGGTCAACCAGGCTGTTCGAATACAGCCGGCCGCGCTTGTTCTCCGTACAGATGAACCCGACCTTTTTGCTGTTGTAGTTGGCCATGCCCCACGCCAGCTGCAGGGCCGTGTACGTCTTTCCGCCGCCGGACACGCCGTCCAGGCCGACCACAAGCCGCGCGCCTTCGCGTTCGGCTTCTTCGATTGTAAAGATACTCATGTTTTGGAATACCCCAGGTGAATTTACTTCAAGCGCTCCGGTCCAACAGGTGCGCGTTCTTGTTCATGTGCCACTGCGGCAGGCTGATTGTCTGCAGCTTGTCGCCGTAGCACGGCCAGATGCCCGTCTTGATGCACTGGGCATACACGCCCAGGTCTTCCCGGTACTTGGCGCGGCCCAATTCGCGGCCGGCTTCGTCCAGCTGGTACACGGCGACGCCCAGCGGCTGGCCTTCGACCACTCGCGCCGATTTCTCGACAGCCAGGAACACGAACGCGCGCAAGGGCTTGCCCGTGGCCGCTAGGATGCCGTCCGTGTAGAAGGCGTCCTGCGTGTCGTACGACCAGTTCGCGATGGACTTGGCGAACCCTTCAGGGCTGGCGTCTTCCGTCGTCTTCAGGTCCACGATCAGGTTGTCGTCGCGCCAGAAGTCCGGCCGGCAGCGGCACAGCACGCCCGTGGCCTGGTCCACCCAGTACACGGACTGTTCCGCCTTGCCGGGCCTGCCGGTCAGCAGCGCGCGGGCGATGGGGTGCGCCATCACGGCATCGCGCATAGACATCAGCTGGTCCCATTCTTCGGGCTTCAGGACGATTCGCTGGCCGTTGTTCGCGAGCCATTCGGCCTTCGCTTCGTCCCACAGCTTCAGGCTGACGCCTTCGGCGCGCAGGCGGGCCGCCAGTTCGGCGATGGTCCCGCTGGTGGAGAGCAGGCCGGGGCGGGTCTGGTTGATCGTATTGAGCCATTCTTTCAGATCGGCACTGCCCAGCGATTCCAGGTCGGCCCGCGCGGTTTCGTCCAACCTGTCCGCTTCCAGAATTCGGCCCACCATGTCCGCCTTGCTACCAGTGGTCGCCAATCTGGGCAGCCGGCCTTCGTTCAGCTTGGCGATCATGTCCACCAGCTGGTCGCGGCTGTCGATGACGCCCGGCACGTCGGACTGGCGCAGGCCGAGACAATAATCCCGATAGAACGATTCCGGCTCAAGCAGCAGCGCATGGAACGCCGTGCCGATGGCCTGCGCCGCCGTGGGCGCGTTGTCATTTGCGGCCAGCTGGCGCGCACGGAAATGCAGCGGGCTGCGCCGGATCAGAGCCAAACCCGAATTACTGACGCCAGGTCCGCCGTGGTATTCGGCATTGCTGATGTCGCTATAGACGCCTGGTTTCATAGTTTTGTTCCGTCAGGAAAGTTTTATTATAGCAAAATCCTGAGCCTGAGTGAAACAAATGTACCTAAAATGAAGGTACGTGATTGCCCGCATGGCCCTGGTTCCGCATCCGTTCACGACAGCTTGTTTCGCGTCACGGTGCGCTTGTCTTAGGGCCAGCGGTTATGGCTTAGCAATGTTGCGCGTGTCCATTTTGGACAACTCGTCAGCGGCCCTGCGCAGATGTTGCGTCAGCGCATCACTGGTGGCGTCCAGGTGCGCGAGCCGGCGTGCCGAGTCGAACGGGATAGCCCATCGCTTCCTATCGTCCTGGCGCAGCATCCCAAGTTCGGCCATGCGCGCCAGACGGCGGACGACTGTAGCCCTAGGAATTCCAACGTATGCGGCCAGCTTCGCAGCCGTCATAGGCCGCCGTTCCGCCTGCCCGATGAACACCGCGCAGACCAGGATGACATCGATCAGCGACGGGTCGTCCATTCCATCCGCCGCCATTGTCGCGGCCAGCGTCTTGACCATCGCCAGCAGCAGCCGCGAGGCGATTAATCCCTGTGCATAACGTTTTGACTGGGGCATTTCTGACGCTCTATCAGTAGGTCCCGGAATCCAACTCTGGATTGCGTCGGAATCTTGCCCTAAAAATTGTCATCAGTGTCCTTCTGGAAGTTATAATTGCTGATCGGAAATTATCAATCGTTATGCAAATACAATTACGGGATGACCAGGCCGACCTGGTGGCGCGCACCCGCGCAGCCCTGAAAACGAAACGCCGCGTGCTGCTCCAGTCGCCGACCGGCAGCGGCAAAACCGTCATGGCGTCGTATATCGCCGGGCAAACGGCTGCGCGCGGGGCCGACACCTGGTTCATTTGTCACAGGGTCGAACTGCTGGACGGCACGTCAAAGACGTTCGCAAAGTTCGGTATCGCACACGGATTCATCGCCGCCGGCGTTCCCATGAACACGCGCATGCAGGTCCAGGTCTGCAGCATCGATACGCTGAAGGGCCGCCTGGGTAAGCTTCGCCCGCCTCGCATCGCGATTCTGGACGAATGCCACCATGGCGGGGCTGCTGGCTGGGCTGCCGTCATCAAGTGGCTGACCGACAACGGCACGCTGGTCATCGGCCTGTCGGCGACGCCCTGGCGGCTGGACGGCAGCGGCCTGGATGACCAGTTCGACGTGCTGATACCAGGACCAACGCCGGCCTGGCTGATGTCCAAGGGCTTCCTATCCGACTATCGGATATGGGTTCCGAATGGCGGCATGGACGTGACCGGCGTTGGCAAGCGCATGGGCGACTTCATTGCGTCCGAGGTCGAAGCAAAGCAGGACAAGCCGAAGCTGCTGGGCGACATCATCGCGCATTGGCGCAAACACGCGGCCGGCGAACTGACCGTGGGCTTCGCGCCGTCGTTGGCGTTCAGCCAGTACATGGCCGAGCAGTTCAATCTGGCAGGCATCCCAGCCGCCCACCTGGACGGCAACACCGACAAGGGCGAGCGCCGCCGGATCATCCAGGAATTCGCCGACCGCCGCATCCTGGTCCTGTGGAACAAAGGGCTATTCGCGGAAGGGTTCGACATTGCCGCCGTGGCGCAGCGGGACGTGACCATCAAGGCCGTCATCGACGCCGCGCCGTCCGCGTCGCTGTCCCAGGTCATGCAGCGATGGGGCCGAGCGCTGCGGCCCGGCGACACGGCGAAGCTGCTGGACCACGCCGGGAATTCGAACCGCCACGGGTTCCCCGACGACGAACGCGAATGGACCCTGGAGGGCCGCGCCAATGGCAAGAAAGCCGCGAACGACAACGCACCGCCGCCACCAGTGACCTGCGACGGCTGTTTCCAGCAGCACCGCCGCCCAGCGCCGCCCGTGTGCAGCTGCGGGAAACGACTTCAGGCCGAGCATAAGCCGCTGGAAGTGGCCGACGGCGAACTGCAGGAAGCCAGCGAGGCGGACAAGAAAGCCACCAGGGCGCGACTGCTGGCGGAACAGGCCGCATGCAAAGACCTGGGCGCGCTGGCCGACCTGGGCAGGAAGCGCGGCTATAAAAACCCGCTGGTATGGGCCGGCAAAGTCATGGGCGGGCGCATGCGAAAATAATTTCACGGTTTACTTGCGCAAATGCATCGGCCGGGATTAGAATTACTCCACGGAAGCAAACGGGCCGGACGTTTTCCGGTATATAACTAAAAATTATTATGAAACGATTTCTTGAAGGCGTTCTGGCCGGCTTCGTGATGTTCTCGCCCATGCTGCTGGTGGCGTTGTACCAGGCAGGGGTGTTCAAATGATCGCCGCCGTTCTTCTGGTCATCGCGTTCCTGTGGCTGGCGTTCAAGATCGAAGACCGGATTGACGCCATGGACCGCCAGGACTGAAGCATGGCCCGCTACCACGTCCGCTGCAGGGCATGCCAGGCGCGCCGAGTATTGCGAATGACGCCGAATGAATACTTCCGGCTTCCAAAGTGCAATAATTGCGGCGCGCAGGATTATCGTCTTGACCGCTGGATGAACCGGCGGGATACCAAAGCAACAGCGTGCGACTGCGCCGGCTATGTCGTCATGACACACCGCGCGCCGTGGCCGCACCGGATCGGCAGCCCGTATTGCTGGTTTCGTAAGGACGGCAGCCAGCGAATGCCTGGCGATGCCGATTTCAAAGACTTTTCAATGGAGCAAAACGAATGTCCAAACCTTCCTATCGCGGCCTGATCGACGCGAAAATCATCAAGCGCACGGACAACGGCATGGCCGTGCTGCCGACCCACATCCGCATCCGCGAAGGGTTCAACCTGCGCGACGTGAACGCGGACGACTACGAAGCCGACATCCAGGCGCTGATGGACCACATCAAGCGCGGCGGCAAATACCCTGCGCTGGAAGTTGTGCTGTCGGACGACGGCCAGGGCGTGGACGTGGTGGACGGCCACCGCCGCCTAACCGCGATCCGCCGCCTGATAGAACAGGGCGACCCCATCGAGTACATTCGAATCGAGCCGTTCACCGGCAACCTAGTGGACCAGCTGCAGCGGATCATGACCAGCAACGAGGGCCGCAAGCTGGCCCCGCTGGAAATCGCGGAAGGCTACCGCCGCCTGGCCGCCTACAACCTGACGCCGGACGACATCGCGCGCCGCGTCGGCAAGACCCGCCAGCACGTTGACCAGATGCTGATCCTGGCCAGCGCGCCGCATGAGGTCCAGCAGATGGTCAAGGCCGGCGACGTGTCGGCCACTGAAGCCATTATCACGGTTCGCCAGCACGGGTTCCAGGCCGTTCACAAGCTGGAGCAGGCCCGCGCCAAGGCCGGCGGCCGGAAGGTCACTGCCAAGGCGCTGCGCGAGTGGACGCCGAAATTCGACGTGGTGCGGCCCGTGCTGCGCGGCGTGGAAGAACTGATCGACTGCCTGGACACGAACACACGCGCGCTGCTGGTTTCGGTCGAGGAAAACCCGAACCGCGAACACATGATGGTCAGCGTGCCGGCGTCCGTGCTGGCCGCCATCGTCAACGCCACGGGCGAACTGGACGAAGCGCGCAAGGCGGCCGAGGAAAAGCAGCGGGCCAAGGTGGCGCAGGCGGCGCAGGGTGAACTGGTGGAGGCCGACACGCCTGCCTAACCGGGAAACCCACCACAAGAGGGAATGCATCCGGGCAATTAAATTCAGGGCTAACACTATGAAGCCCTGGATTTATGCCCATTTGCGCCGACTGCAAACAAGACAAGCCCGAAACCGATTTCACAAGAGGGAAGAAGAAATCCGGCACTGGCTCATACTGCAAGCCGTGCGCGAACCTACGCAGCGCAGACTACCGACGTCGAAACCTGGACAAGGTGCGGGAAAATGCGCGGAATTCGTACCGGGCCAATCTCGACCGCGAAAATGTACGGCATGCGATATATCGCGAGCAGAACCGCGAAACGATACGGGCGAAGGCCCGCGAAAAAATGCGTGCAAAGCGGGATGCCGACCCAGAAGGCTCAGCCGCCTACACTCGCGCCTACCGCGCAGCCAACAAGGATCGCGCACAGACCTGGGATGCACACAAGGCTGCAGCCCGTAGAGCCGCAATAGGAAACGACAGAGTAAGCGCGAAAGAATGGGCCGCTATCAAAGCGGCCTACGGGCACCGCTGCGCCTACTGTCACGAGCAGTTCAAAAGACTCACGATGGACCACATCGTGCCGCTTTCCAAGGGAGGGCGGCACATCGCGAGTAACATCGCGCCAGCTTGCCAGCCCTGCAATTCCTCAAAACACAACAAGGAAATCAGTTCATGGCTGGAAGCAAAACGCAATCAAGCGCAGGCGAGCACGCAATTCAAAATGCAGGAAGAAATGCCCTTGCAAACCCAGGCGTGTTCAATGTAAGGGCAAATGTTGGTCGCGGATGGATCGGCGACGTCGCCAAGCTGCCCGACGGGTCCGTCCTGATCCGCAACCCGCGCCCGTTCGACACCGGCCTGCCGGCTGGCTTCACGGACACGTTCGGCGTCACCGCCGTGACCATCACGCCCGACATGGTGGGCCAGGTCGTCGGCGTCGCCCATTTCATCGAATACAAAACGCCGACCGGCCGTGTCTCGCCGCTGCAACAGCGATTTATCGACGCCATGCGCCGGCTGGGTGCGCGCGCAGGCGTGGCCAGGTCGCCCCAGGAAGCCATGGATATCGCCCTGGGCGGCGCGGTATGAACGCCGGACAGTTCATCCGCAAGCGCGAGCGGATGCTGTCCGAACATGGCCGCAGCAACGCCTGGCGGAAACGCGCCCTGGCCAGGCTGATCGCCGAGGCCCAGGCAGAACCGCAGACCACGGGCCGCCGCGTCCTGTCCTACCGCCTGCCCGACGGCCAGCACGTCTGCGTCAAGCAGCGGTTCCGCAGCGAGCAGCGCGCCGTAGACGCCATGGGCGAAATGCACCGCGAACAAGACGGCCGACGCAAGCCGATTCGGGCCTATCCCTGCTATTTCTGCAACGGATGGCACATCACATCACAGTCGTGATGCGCAATGATGAACAATTAAATTTACAGCAGCAAACGTTCTGCTGTACAATTCAATTTCCCAGCGACACTAAATCACAATAAATCATGAATGATCGAAACGACAACTTGCGCGAACTGATGGCCGCGCACAAACTCAAGCCAGCCGATGTCGCTGAACTGCTGGGCCGCGAGGTCATCACCGTGCGCATCTGGCTGTGCAAGCCGGGCAACCGCCAAATTCCCAATGACGCGCTGGAACTGCTGAAACTCAAGCTGGCGGCAAAATGAACGCGCCAGCGGCATCATTCCGCGACCTGACGCGCGACGAAATTCGCGACGCGCTGTCGTATTTGAATGCGAGCGACCGCGAGGAATGGCTGTTCGCTGCCTTCGCGCTGTCCCATGAACTGGGGCCACAAGGGTTCGACCTGTGGCACGACTGGTCGCGCACTGGCGACGGCTACAACGAAGCCGACGCACGCGCCACCTGGCGTTCGGCCAAGCCGGGCGGCAACGCCAAGGGCACCATCACCATCGGCAGCCTGATCGCGAAGGCGCAGCCGTTCGGCTTCAAGCTTGACCAGACCGACCGCCAGCCCATCAGCCAGGAAGAAATCGACCGCCGCCAGCGCGAGCGCGACGAACGCGAGGCGGCAGCCAAGGCCGAAGCCGAACGCCGCCGCGCCAACGCAGCCAAGCAAGCCGCCGCCATCTGGGATGCGGCCGAAGACATCGACGGCGACGACCATCCGTACCTGGCGCGCAAGGGCGTGCGTTCGTTCGGGCTGCGCGTCGGCGAGTATCGCGGCCACCGCAATTCGCTGCTGGTCCCGCTGCGCCTGGTCGATGGCACCCTGACCAGCCTGCAGGCCATCTTCGAAAACGCATCGCCGATGATGGAAGGCCGCGACCGCGACTACCTTCCAGGCGGCCAGAAGCTGGGCGCGTTCCATATGATCGGCGGGAAGCCGCACGGCCTGGAACCGACCATCCTGGTGGGCAGCGGCTATGCGACCTGCGCGAGCGCCCACATGGCGACCGGCCACTGCACCGCCGTGGCGTTCGATGACAGCAGCCTGCGCAGCGTCGCCGTGTCCATGCGCAACCTGTACCCGTCGGCCCTGATCGTTATCCTGGCCGACGACGACTGCTGGCACGACGACCCGAAGAAGCCGAACAGCGGGCGCGTCAACGGCGGCCAGGCGGCCCAAGCTGCAGCCGGCATGCTGGCCATCCCGAAGTTCACCGACGTGTCGGGCCGCCCGACGGACTTCAATGACCTGCACCAGCTGGAAGGGCTGGACGCCGTGCGCGCGCAAATCGAAGCCGTCATGCCGCGCCAGGCTGCGAACGACAACACGCCGGCGTACCAGCTGGATGCGCCGATCAATTACCACGGCTACCCGCACCTGTCCGACAAGGGCCAGCCGCTGAACACGGTCGAAAACCTGGAATACATGCTGGGCGAATATGGCATCACGGCCCGGTACAACCAGATACGCAAGGCCGTCGAAGTCGTCCTGCCTGGCCGCACCTACACCCTGGACAACAAGGCGAATTGCAGCCTGGCCGAACTGACCAGCATCGCCGTGCGCAACCGCATGCCGCAGTCGAACATGGCCGACTATATCAAGCTGATCGCCGACCGGAACGCCTACAACCCTGTATGCGACTGGATCAACAGCCGGCCATGGGATGGCGTCACGCGCGTGCAGCAGCTGCTGGACACCGTGCGCACCAACGGCGACGCCGGCCTGAAGGATAAGCTGATGTACCGCTGGCTGCTGTCGGCCGTGGCGTCCGTGTTCCAGCCGGTCGGCTTCGAAGGCCACGGATGCCTGGTGTTCACGGGGCCGCAGGGCGTTGGTAAAACGACCTGGTTCCGCCGCCTGGTTCCCACCGAACTGCGCCTGGTCTTGGTGGGCGCGATGCTTGACCCCGCCGACAAGGACAGCGTGACGAACGCCGTGTCGCACTGGATCGTGGAACTGGGCGAACTGGACGCGACGTTCCGTAAGGCCGACATCGCGCGCCTGAAGTCGTTCATCCCGAAGCCGGACGACAAGCTGCGCCGCCCGTACGACCGCGTGGACAGCGAGTACCAGCGCCGCACCGTGTTCTGCGCATCCGTGAACGATGACAAGTACCTGGTGGACGACACCGGGAACCGCCGCTGGTGGACCGTGCCGGTTTCGGACATCGACTACCGCCACCAGATAGACATGCAGCAGCTGTGGGCTGAACTGCTGCTGCGCTTCCAGGCGGGCGAACAGTATCACCTGACGCCGGAAGAAAACGCCGCCCTGGGCGAACTGAACGCCGAGCACGAAGCCGTGGACCCGGTTGAGGAAATGATTTCCGCCGCGTTCGAATGGGACAAGCCGAGCCTGAACAAGCACGAAATGACGGCCAGCGAAGTGCTGGTGGCCATCGGGTTCGACAAGCCGAACAAGGCCCAGGCCACGCACGCCAGCAAGGTGCTGAAGAAGCTGACCGGCGGCGATCCGATCAAGCGCGCCAAAGGCCGGTTTTTCCCGATGCCCAGCGCGCCACGGGGTCGCAGGTCCGCGCCGGCTCCCATGAGCGACGATGATGCGAGGCCGTTCTAATGGACACCAGCAGCGAAGCATGGCGGCACCTGTGCGAAGTCCGCGCCGTCCTGGACATGCCAGTGGTCAGGCGCAACGCCTACCTGGACCTTGTGGCCAAGCGGCGCGGCCTGGAAGCGGCCAGGGTGCTGCGGGCCGACGTGTACCGCACATGGATTGAACGCCAGGTGGACGTGCTGGTGGCTACGACCGATGCGGCCCGAGGCATGCGCCTGGCGAAGATCGAAAGCGGTAGCAACAAACGAACACGCGCAGACGTGGAAGCAGCACTGGACCGCCGACGGGCGGCGAATGACAACCTGAAAGAGGATCATGACCTTAGACGAGATATTGCAACGTGCGGATGAACAGATCGCCGCGAAGCGCATCCAGGAATCCAAGCCGGTCGGCGACCGCCGCCAGCTGCCGGACAGGCGCACCATGCCGAAGCCTGTGGCAGAAGACCGCCGCACGCTGGACCGGCGCGTGACCGAGGATCGGCGCACCGCACGACGCGGACCGCCACGACGGGAAGATTTCAAGGACGGCGCGGCGTATGACAAAGCATACGACCGCTGGGCAGAGAATCAGCGGTAAGTAACAGGCCACTCTTGGGTGGCTTTTTTGTTGGCAACAAATTGGCGAAACTATTTACATAAGAAAATAAACCTAGTATAGTTCTTCACATGGCGGCGCGATGGGCGCTGCGACAACGAAAGGATTGTATGGACTACGCTGAATTGCTGGCCGCGCATGACGGCCTGCAGGCTAAAAACGAAAAACTGCTGCAGCAGATCGAAGTCATGAAGGCGTCCACCAACGAAATGCAGGGCCTGCTTGAAACGGCATCGGCCAAGCTGGACGAAGCGGCGAAGGTGCAGGCGCAGCTGGTGACGGCGTTGAAGGATGCGCTGAACAACCTGCCGACGAATGGCGACTGCGCGCAGTTCATTCGGCACACCCTGGCCGCCGCAGGGGTCACGACATGAGCCTGACCGTAACCGGAGCAGAAGTCGCGCTGATGCTGATCGGCGCGTGGGCGATTTTTAATATGCTGAACGATTTAGAGTGAAGGAATTTCAATGACTTACGATAAAAAACACGATGCGCTGTATCCTGGATATGCGACGTATAGTCAGGTGCTGCCGAGCGTGGCGGCGAAGTACGAAAATGTGACGGACCACAACGGGGAAATCATCGGCGTGCGGGCGGTGGAAGCGGCCCAGCCGCGCGTAACCGAGCAGGCCCCACACATAAGGGCCAGCAAAGAAATCCGCGAAGCGTTTGAAAACGGCGCCGTCATTCAGTCACGTGCGCCCGGATGGGACTGGGAGGACGACACGCGGCCCGATTGGACTGAAAGGGGCGTGCAGTGGCGTATCAAGCCCGGCACGCCAGTGCCTGACACTCGGCAAGCCGCGCCCGAAGCACCTGCCGACGATCTTGACGCGCTTGTGCGCGAATATGGGAATGCCCCTGTCACGGGACCGGGCCGTACACGCCGAATTGTGATGCGGGAGATTTACCACGCAGCCGGTAAGATTTTCGCCGCATGTGAAAACGAGTCGGCCACACAGCAGGCAGGAGCGGCTGAGAAAGTTCCGTGCGGCGAATGCAACGGGAGCGGCTACACGAATGGACCTTGCGAGGACTGCAACGGCAAGGGCTACGACTGGGAACCCATCGGCACCCCTGCGGCCACCACGGCAAGCGCGAGC